CTGGTCAAGGGCTCTCCGGACATGTTGTACGCCGGGTGTATCGTGAGCGAGGCTGAGACGCGTGAAATAAAAGAGTACTGGGACGCTGCGATGAGATATATAGGCCAGAACCTGTCCGATTCCCAGCTGTTGAGGCTGGTCTGTGGTTTGGGGTATGATGAAGTTGTGGTCCGTTTTTCGGATGAGAACGGCCGTAAAATACTAAGGCGGGTTTTGAATCCGGATTCAAAACGATGACCTCCCTCATTTTAGCTCTCGGTGTTTTCGGACAGTGCATCGGTGGGACCTGCCCGACCACGCCCAACCCCACTTTCTGGCGGTTTCCTGTCGACAGTACTCTGCGAACCGCCAATCAACAGAACCCCTCTACAGGGGTGCCCGCTACACCGGTCGCCGCGATTCGCCAAGATCCGATCTATGGGGCTCCGGATTCCGTCTGCTACATCTATAGCATCGGCTTGGACGGGTCTGTCGCCTCCGTAGGTGTAGCTGTCCAGTTGGAAAACGGCTGCATAGTGGTCACTGCATCCGACGCCGTGAGGCGGGGTGCGATACATGCCGTCCATATCGGCAAAACAAGGACGATCTGCCGTAAGCTGTTCTCAGACGATCAACTCACGGTACTCACTCCGAGAAAACAACTGCAGGGAGCGGTTCCAGGGACGGAAATAACCAGACAGGTCACTGTCTATGCGGTGGATAATGAGCATGTCATACGGCCTCTGACAGCTGCTGTGAGCCAGATGGACGATAAACTGGTGATCTATGCGAACAACACTATCGGGGTCGGTGCGGCTGTATTCAACAGCAAGTCGCAGCTGGTAGGAGTCGTTACGAAGTCGGAACGAGACAAGTTCACAGCGGTTACATTAGAGAAACTGCTGGACACTCTGCGGAATATGAAGTTAGAATATCCTGAGTTTGACTGGTCAAAGTAACGTTTTCGTCTTAGGAGGTGAGTTTGATGAAAGTCGCTAGAGTCAAGAAAGAAGGCGATATAGTACGTGTCACCCTCGAGCATGGCACTGATTCGCCGGTAGATATCAACCAAGCGTTCCGGATGGCGTTGGATGAGGCTTCCAAGCTGTCCTCGGCGAGATTAGCTATAGCCGGACCGCCGTCGATCCGAATGGTCAAGGCCGACGGGGCGATTACTGCGGATATGGACGCTGCAGAGAAGGTCTACGTGGACGTACTGTGCGGACCTCAGCTGGACGTCAAAATCGTAGAGACCAGAGTAGAAGGCCCTAACGTCATTGTGGAGCTTGAAGCCGACAGCAGGGATAAGCTGCTCCAGCATGACGCCTACGCGCTGGCCCTGTCGGAAGCCCGCAAGCTGGGTTTCAACGATCCGGCTGTTCTCTCATTCCCTGAAGTTACAGCTGTCAACGAAGTTGGGGTGGATATCGGGATGCCCGGCGAAGCGAAACGAGTCCGATTTCGTGCAAAGGTCGTTTGCGGTAGTTTGAGTCCTTGGTGATGTATAGCACCCACCAATTTCCTTGGGAGCTCGCTCTACGGCTCTACGACGTCAGCGAAGATCAGAAGGAAGGGAAAGACCGGCTGCAGCTCCTTTTCAGATGGCTTTTGCAGCTGCCGGCAAGACGATTTGAAGACGTCGTCTTGCCGGCGCTGATTATTTTCAGGGACACTGTACTGAGGGAGTTGTCCAGAGGCAGCCATGTGGTTCTTCTGGTCTTGGACGGGCAGCTGGCGAAGCTGCATATAAACGGAAAGCCGACGAAATGCTTCGACATTCGGACCGGCGACATCGCCCCGGACTCGCGGCAGGAGTACAGCTGCATCTGCGAGATTTTCGATCTGACGAAGATAGTCAAACTGCTACTACTACAGGCGGCGGAAAATGGCGTTGACGCAAGCGAAAGCACGCCAGATGCTGGAAGACCCTGACAGCACGCCGGCGATCCTGCTGGCTGGTGCTGTCGGGGTCTTTGGGTCGGATTTCGTTTCCTGGGACCCGGAGACAATAGCCAAAGAGCTGTCTAGGGAGAATATCGAAATCCCTCCGGCAAAACGGAACCAGCTGACGGCTGCCGCTCAGCTCGTGTCGTCCGACCAATTCTGGTCGGGCGTCTTCGACTACATCACTCTGGCCAACGCCCTGTCTTCCGGTCGGATTCTTTTGGATGTCTTTGACCCGGCGACGACGCTGGAGACCTGTCAGGCCATATCCGACGCCCTTCTGATCTGGCCGCATCGGCCTGTAGAAGACTTCTCGATAAACATCATCAACTACATTGATGCGACTAGGTTGTGGGAAGGCGTCTACATGCCGCCCAAGTTTCTAATGAACTGCTTCAACTTCGCAACGCGAGAAGATATATTCCAGAGCTGGTCTGACGATCCGCAGATGGTATCTGCCGTGTACCAGAAGGTCATTGAGACGGCGGACGAGCTGGACCTGGAGGTTCAGACCAGGGTCAAACGGACCGTTGATGTCGCTATGAAGCACGGCGCCGACGATATCGCCGATATGGCGTCCGGTTTATACGCTGCGGCGACGTCCGATCCGTCGTCCGGCATGTTCGAAAAATGGTTGCGATCTGTTTCTTAGTCATGTATTGAGGTGTTTTATGTTGTTGTTTACCGCCGACTGGCATGTGTCTCGGAGTCCGCTTCCCTGGAATCCGAACCCTCTTCTAGACATCAGCTGCGCTATAAAGCAGATTTGCGAAATCGTTCTTCTCAAGAAGCCGGAGTATGTCTTTCTAGGCGGAGACATCACGGACCGGCCTAGTCTATTCCCGGACGAGATCGATACGCTGGTCCGTTTTGTCGAGGTATGCCGGAAGGCCGGCTCTCAGATCGTTTTCGTGCAGGGGCAACATGACCGGTCTCCGTCTGTGCCGATACTTTCCGTTTTGGACAAAGAAGCTGTGCATCTGCACAATCGGATGCTGCATCTCGGAGATGGGATCGTTGTGGCCGGTCTGGATTTCGCTTACGAGGGGCCGAAGGAGTTTCTGAACACGCAGATTCTGTTTACGCACCAGAGCTGGATCAGGCCGGATTTCCCCTACGGGCTTATTTCGTGGCGGGCGCTGCCGAACTACCGGCTGGTTCTTTCCGGAGATTTCCATTCGACCATGATCTGCACTTGTCCGGGCCTGCCGCCGATCGTGTTCTCAGGCGCTTTGTGCCCGAGAAAGATCACAGAGCCGAAAGAGGCCAGCGTCTGGCTTATCAAACCGCCCTACACCGAGCAATGCGCCGAACGAATACCGTTGCGGACAAGGCCGTGGGTAGAGATCCGGGTACGGCCTGATACCACCCATCAGGGGGTTGTGGACCAGGTGGCAGAACAGCTCAAGCAAACAGGCGATCTGCCCAGGGAAATAGCAGAGCCTGTCATTGTCTTGGCGTACAACGAAGAGTCTGAGCCGACAGCGCATCAGATCAGAAAGCACTTTCTGCATTATGAGTACCTCGTCATGCGTCCGATACGTGAAAGAACCCATTCTATGATGCAGATGAGTCTACTACCGGAAACCGTCGACCAGTCGAAGTCCGTGTTGGATTTGTTTCTGGAAATGTATCAAGATGATCCTAGGTATCAAGATATCGTCACCTTGGTAAAGGCGGCCAATAGTGAAGATGTCCGCAACATTCTGAGTAGAATTGTGGAGCGTGTTTTGAATGAGATTAACCAGTCTGAATCTGTTCTGCTTCCGGAAGCATAAACGGCTGGAGCTTAATTTCGCGCCGGCTACGTGTATTCTAGGGCCGAACGGTATCGGTAAATCCACCGTAGTCGAGGCGATCTATTTCGCCCTTACCGGAGAGCTGCCGGAGCCTCACAGCCTGGTCGTCTCTTATGGCAACCAGACAGGCGAAGTTCAGCTGACCCTGAATTGTCGCTACAACATTCAGCGGGCTTTCGGAGACAAGCCGAAGGCTTCTATGTGGCTCGACAACAACTTGCTGGCGAACGGCGCCAAAAACGTCAACGCCTATCTGGAGTCGACTTTTCAGATCACCAAGGGGATGTTGGACTGCCAGATCGTCCGTCAAGGCAAGCTGGACGAGTTCATTACAACCAGAGACTCGGACCGAGCTGCGTTCTTTATGAGGTTGGTGCCTAACATCCATGTCTTGACCAACCTCTGGAATCAGGTGGGGGAGTTCGCGGCGACGATCCGGGTCGACCCGGCGGTCTCGATCGACCCGCAGAAGGTGCATAGCGAGCTGGAGTCGGTTATCCGACAGCAGCAGACCATCCAGCAGCAGCTGCAAGAAGCCCGCCGGTTGCACCAGATCAGAGAGTTGCGGGCCAAAAAGACGACTCTTGAGGCGTCCATCAGCTCGCTCGTCGGCCTCCTGCCGTCGCCGGAGTGCCGAAAGGAGCTCATCGAGCTGCAGAAAGCCATCAAACAGCACCAACAGATGAAGCAGGAGCTGGAGAAAGCTGCGGCCCGCGTGTCGGAGTTGATGTCGCAGCGCGCCGGTCTGCGTAAAGAGGTGGAGGAGCTGTGGCAGCGTTTCCGTAACAGGCCGCAGGCTGTCGCTTCTGCGAAAAATCAGATGATCGGCAGCGCCATCTGCGTGGGCATCGGTTCCGGCGCCGCACTGATACTTAATCCCCTCATCGCTAGGCTGCAGACAGAGCCTTATATCTGTCCGCTTTGCAAGTCTCAGATCGACAAGCAGACGGCCGAGCAGGCCGCCGAAGCGTACAGCCGGCTCGCGCAGTATATCGACAGTGCGTCTACGGCTGCAGAAGAACAGCTCAAGGTTTACGAGTCTATTCTGATGAGCAATATGGACAGCCTTCGGCAGAGGGCCGTCATAAAAGCAAAAGCCCGTCAGCTCAAAGAAGCGCTGAGGAACGTGGAGGAGCCGGATATAGGAGCGCTGTGCCGCTATCAGCAGGTGGAGAACGACCTTACGGCTCTGCAGCAGCGTTTCGCCGCTTTGTCGCAGTCCGTAAAGGACGCTGCGGCGAAGCTGGACCGGATCAAGGAGCTTAAAGAGCAGTTGAGCCAGTTGGAAGCGGCCGAGAAGGAGTTGATCCAGCTCGACCGGATCGTATCGTTGGACGTCGACGTCGGCGAGCTGGAGAGACAGCTCGTAGAGGCGACGGAGAAACGGAGCCGTCTGGAACAGCTTCTGGAGCGGTACAAATCGGCAAAGGCGGCGGAAACGGCCCAGAAGTATCTTCTGGCTGTAAGACAGGTTTTCCACTGGGACAACTTGTCGAAGCAAATCTGCCGTCGACTGCTCGCCTCTCTTCTTCCGGAGATCAACAGCAACCTGAAAGAGCTGGATGCCAATTTCTACTTGGAGCTTCCAGCGGACTCTTTGTGCTTTACGGCGAATCTGCACAGCGGGGAGAAGGTTCCGGATTTCGCCCTGTCCGGGGGGCAGAAAGTAGTGGCCGCGCTGGCCGTCCGGATGGCCCTTCTGCAGCACTACAGCAAACAGTTTCCGGTATTGATACTGGACGAGCCGACCGTCTACCTGGACGCCGAACGGCGTCAAAGTCTGACGGGTCTGATGGGGCATTTTGTCAGAAAGACCAGCGCCAAAGGGTTTCAGCTCATTGTGATCACCCACGACCAACAGCTGGCCGATGTATTCGGCTCCGATAGCGGCCTAACGGTGGACCTAGCCCTAGCTCGGTAATTTTGAATCCGGATTCAAAATCTCGTCTGAAACAATCCTCCGAAGCGACGGCATTTAGATATGGAGGCGCTCGTAGCGCCTCATAAGAGGTCGCTTTTTTGGCGTAAGCCATAGAAAGGCGACGCTCTTAACCGAGCAGTCGTTTTTTACTCTAGTTCTTCCTCTTTTTAGGAGGGTGCTACCATGCCTAAGGTCTACAGTGCCGAGCAGTTTTTGGATTGTATCGCCGCTATTGAGGCGGCGATTAAGGAAGGGAATGTGCCGGACGATGCGCTACCTATCCACAGCGTCGTCTGGCGGCCGGACCACCTACCGCCGGAGGCGGTAGTGGTGAGCATAAGAAGGCGTAACAGGGAAGTCATCATCTCTAGCTATGCGTGGCCGGAGATCGATGACGGATCTCCGGGGGTAAAGAAGTTCGAGTGCCGGCCTAAACGGCTGAAGGCCGATAGGCCGCAGGCGCCGCTCGCCAATGAAGCGGCTAGAAACCTAGCCGCCTTTTTAAGCACGTACAAGGGTGAGGCGGTTGCAGTGCCGCCGAAGCTGCGCTACGACGGCGGTATCGAGCTGTACCGCCGTTTAGCCACCCCCGACAAGCCCTACCACGTGGTCGGTGGGGCTGGTGTTGTAGTCGGCCGGTTTAACCCATTCGGGGGGAGCTGGCCTATTTCCTCTTCCTCGACAAAAATACGTTAGTTTTTGCGGTCTGGCAGGCAGCTGGGTCTGTTTTGACTTCTCGCTCGCCTGCCAGACCGTTTTTGTCATTTTTCGAAGTTCGAGCGGCGTTTTTAGTTTAACTATCTGGGACGGCTATGATACTGCAGATTCAAGACGGAAAGCTTGTAGTCGGCGGCAGTGTCGTACAGCTTGCAGAACTCGGTCGGCATATAAAGAAGCCGACTGACAAGCTGTACGTTCCTGCTTCAGCCGATAACCTGGGGTTGATTTGCGACCTGTGGCGACTTTACCCCGAGCAACTCAGGTTAGGTTGTCCGTCGTTGTTCAGCCAGGATGACACGGAAGGAAGCCTCCTAGCTCGCGCCAAACAAGGGCGATATCGTCTATGTGCGCCGGACAGCAAATGCATGACGCTTCTGGTAGACAACAAAGCCGGCAGAAAGTTCGTCAATGATTTGCGGCTGCCGGACTTGAGTGCATCGTCTTGCAACCAGCTTATGAGGTGCATTGTCGATCCAAGGCTGTTCGACAGCCGCAGCGAGCTGTCTACTTTGATGCTGCGGAGGATCATACTGCATGTCGGACTGAGCCGTCGTAGATTCAGCGACGGCCGTCTCAGCGAGTCGGCTGCAGCCGCCGTATCGTGCTGGTACAACCTCGGCAGAGCGAAGTTCTGGAGGGCCAGCCGTTGCGGATGGGCGGCGCCGGACCCGTCTAACAACGACCCGGACAGCCTCGCCTATGTGCCGAATGTCCTATGGAGGAAATGGCATAATCTCGGCGGGAACAGCAGTGTGGACTCCGTATTGACGACAACGAAGTTCTTTGTAAAGTATCTAGTGCTTAAGTGGTTGAACGCGCTGGGGAGGATCTCGTTGGACCTCTCCAAGGTGTTTTCTTACAAATGCGAAGTGGAGTTGTTCGAGAGGAGCTGAAATGCGTAGACTGCGGTATTTGAGCCAGGCCAAGGCCGACAAGGCCGTAAAAAAGCTGGAAGACTTCCGCGCCGGCGTAGAAGGCAGGATATTCGACGATTTTCCGGTGTTGGAGAAGGAATTCGCCGCCATATTCAAAAACCAGAAGTTCGAGGGCAAGTATCGTGGGCTGATGGCCCTGATGCAGCCCGCGGATATAGTGAAAAATTACGAGCTTCCTGACAAGCTGTTTACAGACCTGATCATCTACATGGCTGTCGCTTATCCTGACAAAGCTGCCGAAATCGTTCGAGCCGGCCTAGACAGCGACCATACGGATACGGCGGTGACGGCGTGTCTTGCGGCTGAAATGTTGCTGGCTCGAAACGGCGGTAAGAGGGTCGGCCGGCTGCGGACGGGGGCCGTCGTCGCGAAAGCGGTGAATCTGATCAGCGAGAACCGGATATCGTACGATGAAAGTAAGGCGGTGGTGCAGCTGCTCCGTCGTATCGTACCGAAACAGTCCAAAGAGCTGCTGCGTCAGGTCTGCTTGAAAAGGAGCTATTCGATCTCGTTCATGCTCGATACGATCGTCTATTTCGACATGCCGGAGCTTTTAGATTGGGCGATCAATTTGGCGCTGAAGAAAGAGCCGGATGATCGCACCCTAGAGAAGCTCATCATGCTGGCGAATCTTTTCCGAAAGCATGTACGACAAAGGACGCTCTGTCGAGTCATCCGTGAGTACATAAAGAAAGCGACCGAAAACAGCTCATGGGCGTTAGGCGTCGTTCTGCATTTACGGGATATTCTCAACAGCATAGCGGACAAGCCAAAGCTCCTGGCGGCTGTGTATGAGGCCATTTGTGAAAATGAGCCGCCCGAAAACAGCGGCACGGCGGTGCGTCTCGTCGTGCAGGCGCTCAAACTCAGAGTCATGTACGATCTCGGCTTTAATTGCTGTGATGAATTGCAGCAGCTGCGCGAGACTGTTCTCAGCTTAGAGCAGACGGCAGACGGTAAGGGAGACTACACGCGACAGGTCGGCAGGGAATTGTTCATCGACTTACTGGCTCATGCCGGTCTGCTGGATGAGTGCCTCGAAATGTTGAATACCTGCAATGACTCGGAACTGTGGAGTATAGCCGGAACGCTGTATTTCGATATGCCGATACAGCAGTTTGTCCGCCTCGTCAAGCGTATGAGCAAGGAGCGACAGACTGTCGTCATTTCCGCGCTGATGCAGAGGTTCTCCCAGTTCGGCGGCAGCGTTATAGAGGTGGTTAGAAGGACGGCGATGCCGTCTTTACTGGATGATTTCATAGAGTAGCACCGGGTCCGGACGACAGCTCGATTCTGCCGGATAATGATATGGGTTTGAACTGTTTGGAAAGCAGGGAATATGTGCGACTCCAAAATTGAAGCAGTGCGACTTGACGATGCGATAAAGGCATTGGAGGCGGCCCGCACCGGCGGGCACGGTAGGCTGTTCAACGACCTGCCGATCTTGAAGGAAAAGTTCGCCGACATCTTTGAGAAACAAGATTTGGACAGCGAATACAACGGCCTTGCGGCTTATCTGGGTTTGTGTGCGGACCAGAAGCACTGGACCAAGACAACGACCGATCTGAATTGGAAGCAACTGATATATCTCGCAATCAGTCGTCCCGACGGTTGCGATATTGTATACCGCCACCTGGACAGTCTAAACGAGCGCACGGCGCTGGCGGCCTGCTTGCTGGCGGAGGCGCTTCTGAACCGAGGCGAGCTGGAGAGTCGTCCGTTGGATCAGAAGGTTGTGGTTAAGACTGCGATGAGGCTGCTCGACTCCCCCATATTGGGGAAGGAAAAGCTGGCGTTGGTGAGACTGGTCCAACGCTTGGCGCCGCGCTCGTTTCGAAGACTGTTCCGGCAGTTTTTGCTGTGCATCCGTGAAAGATACGGCTTGCCGAGCATGTTGGAGGCAGTTACCGAGTACGAGATGTCCAGCGTAGCCGATTGGGCGATCCGTGCCGCATTAGCTGACCGTAACAATCTGTCTGATCGCGGACTGGGGTGGGTGCTGCATCGCGTCCTTATCATAATGCACCGCTACTATCGGAATCTGAGTCGCAACACGCTCCAGCAGGCTGTCAAGACGTTTGTCGACTCTCTCGTAAACATCGGCAGCGAGGATCTCGTGGATATAAGCATGTATTTCTGGTTGTTTCTGGACGTTTTGGACGACGATCAAGCCCTCAAACGGGCGTCGGTCGCGGCGATCCTCGAGGTCGAGACTCCCGGCGAGGATAAACCGCTGAGTCGGTATATCGTCCAGCTTCTGAAGACCAGGGCCAGATACGACGCCGGCCTGGATTGTAGCGACGACCTGCAAAAGCTGGACCAGGCCGCGGCTATGCTGCAGCGCGACGACAGCAAGTACGGGCGAATTGTATATTCCGTCTACAGCAGACTGCTCATCCGCTTGTCGATCCGCATGGGTCAATGGGACCGATGCTGCGATCTGCTGCAGCAGGCCGACGAGCGTTTTCTATGGAACGTCGTCGACAACCTTTATTTCGACATCCCGTTGGAACGGTTGATCGACGCCGTTCAGCGTATGGACAAAAGGAGGCAGTCGGTTGTGCTGCACGCGCTGATGGCGGCTTTCTCAAGGCTCGGATGCGCCGACATGGAGGCTGTAGCGGAAGCCGCCATGTCGTCGGCGACTTCCTGGTGAGTACTTGATGCCGCCGGTCGGCGGCATGTATAAAGGAGTTAAACACATCGTTAGACAAGGAGGAGTCCAATGCGCAGAAGAGCGCCGAAGAGACTGATACGACAGAAACGTGTTAGAGTCGATCCGTTGCTGCAGGCTGCTTGCGAATTTCTGTTGCCGTACCCCTACTGCAACGAAATGGCAGAGAGACTTCAGAAGGAGATCGGCGATAGCAGGAGGCTTTGCGTCAACCCTGATTTTACAGTCAATCACCGATGTCATCTGATAAATTTGGTTTATTGTTCGTAGACGTGAGCGACGACGGCAGCCTAGCCGTCGCCAGCGGTCATAATCTGGTCGCTGTCTTTGATATAGTGTGCTACAGACATATCCAAACCCTGGACAGAAAGCTGTGCGCTGCCGTCTGCCATGCGGTATTCGACTCCGACGAGTCCAAAATCCACGTCGTAATGTACGACGGCAGGCTGCGTACTTGGGATTTCCTGAAGGATAAACTGGCCGAAAACGTCCGTCTACCCGTCGGACCCATCACCTCGACGGCTGTCGCCAGCGACAGACAGTCGATCCTGCTCGGGGACGCCAAAGGTCGTTTGGCCGTTTTCCATCCTCGTCTTAAACGGGCGGAGCCGATCGGCCATTGCCCGTTTCTGATCACGACGACCGCTTTGAGCGAGAGCGGACGCCTCGCCGCAGTCGGAGACATGGATCGGAATATCTACATTTGGGATACGAAGACCAAGCAGGCCGTCGTCCAGTATCATTTGCCTTCCACTCCCCTCAGCGCGAATATCCGCGGCAGCAAGGCGATATTTGGCCTCAGTAACGGCAAGCTGGCTGTAGTCGACTATGACGACTGCCAGTTGGTGCCTACTGTGCTGAAGAGAAAAAAGATCGTCGGTATGGACGCCGACGACCAGCGTGTAATTGCGGCAAGCGCCGGCGGTTCAATCGCGGTCATGCACCGGCAGGACGGCCGATTCGAGTTGTCCAGACTGCTCAAATCACACATGATAAGGGCGATACGTCTGATCCGACCATGCAAGCTGGCCGCCATATCCGCCATCTACTCCGGAGACCTGCTGGTGTTCGACTTGGAGCAGGCGACGCTTAAGCGCCGTATTTGCGCTGGATAACCTATCTGGTAGCCGATATTGCAGCCGGCTATCCGATGCAGACCATTACGGTTTTCGTGCGATAAAATGACACCGTATATAGCCCAGAGATCGCCAGTATGGGGCGGTTAATTCCAGAGAACGGCTAGAAAGGAGATGTCTATGTGTAATGAGTTTATAGCAGAAACATTGTTGAGCGTGCCGATCGATAGCGGCGTCATCGAAAAGATCCAAAGTGATGTAATCGAGATGTCAAAGCAGGTGAGCGACAATCTCAGCGTCGATGCGGTCGCTGAGAGTATCAGTTGGAAATGGAGAGGAGTTTTGAATCCAGATTCAAAAAACGGAGGCGCTGAAGAATGAAAAGAGAAAACCCGAAGCGGCACAAGGTCGTTCTTTTCAAGGACGAAGATGGAGAGATCAGCGGTGCGGCTTCTGACCTGCCGAGGGGCTCGATGGTCATTGTCGTCCCCTGCTACTGCGGTACGAAGCTCGACTGGCTGCATTACCAGCAGTTCCGTTTCCATCATCCTATCGTGATTGTGAAGCGCAGCAGTCCGGATTCGGACTACGCGAAGTTCCTTGTGCTGCGCGACGACGGCTATGACAGTCACGTTGCGACCATACAAGGCCAGTTCTCATCGGAAGAACTTGCGCAGTACCTTCGAGATCTCGGTTTCACCAACGTCAAGATCGACGAAGACCGGGAAGTCGATTACGACGATTGATGGAGTCGACCACGAAAAAGAGGACTACGAAAATAAAGGAGGACTATGAGTTCGACAGCGAGGACGGAGCCGCGTCGTGAACAACACGACGACGGCCCGGCGGCTAAAAAGCGTATTGTGATCTTCGATTCCGGCAAATACGGCGTTTCAGTCGTGGCATTGGATAATCCGGAGGAGTTCGAAATCATACTGCTGACACAGCGTGGAGACGCTGTCACGAGGCTGAGCGCGACCGCGATTCGCTTCGACGCCCGGCTTCAAGTGGTAGAGATGCCTGAAAACGGCGGTAATTCCGTCTGTATCAGACTCATTGAGCCTCCAGACGGAGAGATTCTGCACGCGGTCGGGAAAGTGACGGCTGGGGCTGTGGTCGACGAGCTTTCCGAGCTCGGCTTTCAGAACGTCGAAGTCGTCGCTTTACGTAAGATCTGAAGTCAAAAACTTCTGTTGATCGTTGAGTAGAAAGGAGATGCAAATGCTCGGCTCATCGGTTCTGGGTATGCTTTTGAAAGCGAAGTCGGACGATGTTGATGCCGTTGTGGAAAGAATCCGAAAGGATGTAAAGTCGCTGAAGACGCTGGCCGACGGCAGCCTTACAGACGAAGAGCAAGCGCAGATCCGGCGATGGTTCTTCGCATTCGGCGACAAAGCTGACCCTACCAGTGTTTACGATTTTGTGTACCGGCTCAAAACGCAGCCGAGGTCGGTAAAATCGTTCGTCTCGCGGTGTCTTCGCAGCGAGTGCAGCGTCATCCGGGCGTTCGCCTGCCGTGCGGCGGCGCGTTTGTTGAGTACGGGGAGATGTCCGTTCTCCAAGGCGGCTGTGGTGTCGGCGGCGAAATCGGTGCTGAAGAAGCTGCCTGGGGTTTATATAGAGACGTCGATGCTGAATTTGCTCTACAGGCTTGCGCCTGACGAATATCGTACCGCCGCCAGGGCGCTTCTACGGCGTGCTGTGGCCGAAGCACATGCGAACGCGCCGTTGGTCCTAATCGAGTTCGGCAAGTTCTACGATCTTTTGCCGTATGCCGTCGATCTGATACTCAAGAACCTGGACCGGAGGTCTCCGGGTTACAGAGAGTCCCTTTTGTGCAATATCATATCTTTGGTCGTTCGCGCAGGCTGCGAGCTTCCACGCTCGACGGCTCGCAAGCTCGTCGTGAAGACGCTGGACTGCATGAAGGCGAATGTGTTCGCGTGCCGGACAGTTGTGCTGTACCTGTGGTCGCTCCTTGACGTTTGGCGCAAAAACCGCAATCTGATCAAGTCGATCAGCGAGGACGTTTTGCGGTATCCGTCCAACGCGGTCAGGCCCGCCAATAATATCCTTCTCGCCATACTCAAAGCCAGATTGAAGCACGACGTCTATGGCAACTGCTCGATCAGCCTTCCCGAATTGATCAGCAGCTGTCTCAATAACGAGTATTGCAAAGACAGTGATGTACGGCTCTGGACGTTGACCGCGCTTATTAGATTGGCCGCGCATGTCGTAGACATCCGCCAATGCGCCAAGCTGATCAGCCAGCTGCCGAATAGAGGGGCGGCGGAAAGCTATCAGTTCGTCTATCTGGACCTGCCGGCCGAGCGGTTTGTGGACCTGTTGAACCTTCTCCGTCCCAAAAGACGCGCCATTGTCCTGCGGTCTGTCGCCGGATTCTGGTCTACAGTCGACAAGGGTTTGGTGCACAAGCTGACGCCTGACGTGGACCCGATGGAGGTGGAACAGGTTGTTCGGTTCATCTAACCGAGCGGCTTGAATACGAACGGCTGCCTGGTTATCGTCGATCTGGCGGGCGCTGCCGTCAAGCGGCGCCCGCCCGACTTGTTGTGTGGCTGTTTTGACTGCTGTGAAATCTCGAAGTTTGATGGAAAGGAGAACGAGAGTGCCTAGTTTGCTCGGTATAGATATGGCATGGGCGACGCGGCGGGTAGGCGCTTATATTTTCGAAAGGATCTCCAAAGATGCGCCGGCGATGCTGGAAATAGGCAAAAAGTGGCTCAAAGGGGGCAAGTTGTCCGATTATCAGCGCAGATTGCGTAAGTTTACCGACCAGGAGTATGGGGCGTCTGACAGCGTCGGAGCGCTCCTGTACTGGATCAATAGGGATCCGAAGTCGGCGAAGTCGCTTGTCTCGCGGTGTCTCCGAAGCAAGCGTATGATTGTCAGAGCGTTCGGGTGCTACGCCGCGGAGCGGCTGTTGAAAACGGGAAAATGCCCGTTCTCTAAGGCTACTGTGGTGTCGGCGGCGAGGTCTGTGCTGCGGGAAGTTCGGAGCTATCCTGAGATCCAGCTGGCGGCTAAGATGCTGCAGCTGATTCAGAACCTTGAGCCGAAGGTCTACTGTGCGGCGGCCGAGTCATTTATACGCCGTATTACAGCCGACTGCGGTTTAACGTACGTGACCGATGCTGTTGAGCACTGCAAGCTCTACGATTTCGTCCCGCTCGCCACCGAGCTGATGCTCAAACAGCTCAATCGGGACAGACTGGTGCATAAAGCAGCCTGTTTACACCGTGTTTTGTTTTTCCTCGTGCGCGGGGAATACGAGCTGCCGGGAGCGACAGCCCGCAAACTCGTTACAACGACCCTGGATTGCATGGAGCTCGACGATTTCATGTTCCATGACGTTATGATGCTTCTGTGGCCGCTCCTCGATATTTGGCGTAAAAACCCTGAGCTGTCTGAGACGGTCAACAAAACCATTCTGCGCTACCCCTACGACAACGTCGCCTCTGTCCATAAACCCCTTCTCGCCGCGCTCAAGGTGCGGGCGGAGTACGACATGACCGGCGCCTATACCCGTCTTGCTGAATTGGTTGGGTATTGTTGCGTCGACGGCGATTACCACGGTCTGGTATCTCCATCATTGCGGGCCGTTCTTCTCAAAGCGGCTGCGTATGTCGGAGATGTCGATCAATGCGCTATCACGCTTGCCGATCGAATGAGCGACGATGAAGTGTTGGACCAAGGATATATCGCCTACCTGGATATGACGATGGAGCAGTTCAAGCGGCTGCTGGATCGGCTCCCCGTCAGCAGACGTGAACTCGTCTTACAGTCTGTTTCGGAGTTCTTAAACTTGCTCGATTACGAGTTGATGTTCAAGGAGGTCAGAAAAGGCTTCGCAATTACGTTTGACAATGTCGATCAGGCTCTCGCTTCAGCCGAGCGGCCGGTCTAAGAAGAACCGACAGACGAGGCGATGTCGGTTGGTCGCGGATTCGGTTTACTGTTTGTTATGTGACTGTTTCAGTCGGTATGAAGTCTAAAGAAAGGAGATACCGATGAACGGTTTGTATGACATGGATATGCAGCGGGTGGCGGAATTTGCGAGCAGCGATGTCTTCGAAAGCGCTCACGGAGACGCGTCGACGATATGGGAGATGGTCAAGGACTGCTCTGAGGCTAGGGATCGACTCGACAGTAATCTCGGGCTGTCCTTGTTCGCCGACTGGATGTATGCGGCGTCTAATGACGCCTATGCGTTCCTGTACTGGATCAATAGGGACCCGGAGTTGGCGAAATCGCTCGTTTCGCACTGTCTTCGAAGCAAGAAGCTGCGTGTCAGACTGGATGCGTGCCTTGCCGCCGAGCGGTTGTTGAAGAAGGGAAAGTGCCCGTTCTCCAAGGCCGTTGTGGCGTCGGCGGCGAAGTCTGTGCTGCGGGAGGTCTCTGATCACTATCTGGCGGCTTCACTGTTGCGGCTGATCCAGAGACTTTCGCCGGAGGACTACTGTGCGACGGTCAAGTCGTTCCTGCGTCGTGCTGTAAACACCCGATACATAGGGTGTGTGATCGACGTTATCGAGAGAGGCAGGCTCTATGCTTTTGTGCCGTTTGTCGTTGAGCTCGTTCTCAAGAAGTTGCATGAGAAGCGCCCGGCGGACAGCCTGTATGTCCTGCGTCATATCATGTCTCTCATTATGCGTGCGGAGTGCGACCTACCGGCGACGACGGCCAGAAAGCTCGTTGTGAGATTTCTGGATTGTCTGACCGACGAGTATGCGTTCTCGGAAGTCATGTTGCACCTGTGGCCCCTTCTTGACATCTGGCGTAAAAACCCTGATCTCACCAAGGCGGTCGGAAAGGCCATCCTGCGCTATCCCTATGGTAATGTCACCCCTGTCAATAAGCCCCTTCTCGCCGCGCTTAAAGTGCGGGCGAAGTACGACGCCACCGGCGATTCGGCCTCCCTTGCGACGTTGGCCGACTACTGTTTCGGCGATGCCGACGGCGGCGACGGTCGCAGTCAAGCCCTGCAGCGCTCGTTGCGGGTCTTGTTCCTCAGAACGGCCGCATACGTCGGGGCTGTCGGCCAATGCGCCGACACGCTTATCAACCGAATGAGCGACAGCAATGTGCTGGACTATGGCTATATCGTCTATCTGAGCATGGAGATCAACGGATTTATGCAGCTGTTGGACCGGCTCGATCGCGCTCCTGAGAAACGCAAGCTCCTCTTACGGTCCGTTGCGCGGTTCTTAGACGTGCTCGGCTATGAGGCGATAGCCAGAACAGCCATGACAAACAGCTACAATCGGTTGTTCTCGACAGTTGACGAAGATTAGACTGAGAGGAACCGATAGGCAAGACGCCATCGGCTGACTGCTGGTTCGGCGTATTGCCAGGGCAGGTGGGCGCCGCCGAGCGGCGCCCACCTGTTTTTGAATCCGGATTCAAAAACAGAAATTTTTTGAACCGCTTGCAATCTTCGCCGGACCAAGGTAGATTGCCTTTTACCTGACGACCTGGCGGAGTTCAGCAGATGATAAAACAAGCCCATATCGATCGTATCGACTCGCTGCTGGTCCTATCCTCAGACGGCGAGCGACCGATTGATGACAAGGAGCTCCTTTATGAGCTTACGCGAAAACTACAGTTTACTAAGGTCAATCTTAAGTTCGCTGGTAAGTTTTCCAGGGAATTCAAAACCTGCGCCCTGTACGCCTTGGACGACCAGAACAGGATCGTCTGTCAGGTCGGCTGGTTGGACGCAATCTGCCGCCTACTAAATAAGCACGGCTATGCTGTCGATTTGTGCGATAAGTCTTCGCCTCTACCTCGACCGGACTGCTACGAGGAAGACTGGGAAGGGCTGGAGCGGAATTTCCAGTTTCGACCTGCACAAAAAGAGTGCATTGTTGCTATTTCTGAGCGCATCAGCAAGCGATTAGGCGGCGTCGTCGAAGCTCCGACGGCTTTTGGTAAGACCAAAGTGATCTCCATGATCTGCACTCTATACCCAAAAGCCAAGATCGACGTCGTCACAAGCGGTCTTGAGCTTATCCACGACCTACGGCGACATCTGCTGACGGTTACTCCCGAAGTGGGGGTGATCGGTGGCGGCGGTAAAGACGAACGTCGGATTACGGTTGTGTCCGACAAAAGCATGGCTTACAGTAACTTCGAGGCGGACATCGTCCTGGTGGACGAGGTCCATAAAATGATGACCGATAGGTCCGCCGGGCTGTTGAGCCGCTACAAGCACGCCTGCATGTTCGGCTTTACGGCGACCAAAGAAACCCGGATCGACAACGCCCACCGTCGAATGGAAGGCATTTTCGGGCCGACCATCTTCAAGATCGACTGGAAAAAGGCTGTCGAGCTTGGTCTGATCGTACCAGTTCAGGTTATATGGATACCAGTCAATCTGGGGACTCTCGTTTCCCGGTATTACGAGTCTGTGATTCGCAGAAAGCGGTTCGGGTATTGGAGAAACTTGGAAAGAAACCAGGCTATCGCGAAAGTAGCCAGAGCTTTCTACCAGGAGGGTTTTCAGACCCTGATTCTTGTCGAAACCGTCGAGCATCTTCTTTACCTGCACGAGCTGCTGCCGGAATTCGCCATTTGCTACGGCAGCCTGGAGCTGAGCGGCAGAAAGCTGGAGATGTTCCGGCGCCGGGGTCTTCTCAAGGACGTCCATCCGCTCACTCAAAGGGATCGGATGCAGCTCAAAGCGAGGTTTGAACAGCAGGATCTGATGGGCGCTATCGCCACTCCGATCTGGACTCATGGGGTCAGCTTCGACGCCTTGCAGGTCCTGATCCGAGCCGACGGCGGCGACAGCATGACGAACAACTATCAGTGGCCCGGTCGGGTCACAAGAATAGACCCGAAAACAGGAAAATCGTACGGTATTGTGGTGGATTTTGAAGACTTGTTCGATCCGTGGGCTTTGGCCAGAAGTCGGAGAAGGAGACAAGCCTATGCCAAGGCGGCCTGGAATCAAAAAACTATTGGCAGACAAGCCGATCAAGCAGAAGACGACGAAAGCCGGTCCTACAGCGAAAATAGAACCTCCGGCGGATGAACAGTTGGCCGAGCTGGCTGCGCGTGTCCGCGCTGCGTATTTCAGAAATCGGAACTACGTTCAATGTCAGGCGAGATCCGATTACGGGAAAGGATATACTTATCCATGGGACCATAAGTCGTCCCACGGTAAGACGATATGGGAGAAAATCGCCGAGGGGCTTGTTCGACAGAACGTCACAGACCCGGAGCGATTCGTCCATGCACAGTTTGCCTACTCAAGTAGACCGGAAGGCTTATTGCCTCCGTATCTTCTCAGCGAAGACAGTCAGGAGAACTACCGAAAGTACTGTCTGTCGGCTGATACAGCGCTCCGCCGTTCGGCGGCGTCCCAGATAGCCAAGTTCAAGTGTCTTCAGGTCGAGTGCAGCCGCGTCCATCAGTCTAAAGAGGGCAGTTGCCGCGCCGTCCTTATGACCAGCACAAACGGATTGAGTCCGCTTTTCCGGTGGCTCGTGGCTGCCAGCGAGGACATGTTGGACGTGTGCAATCACTGGGAAGAGGCTGCGGTGGTCCAGTATATGTTGGACCCGGAAGGGTATAAGAACGTTTGGTCCACGTTGTTTTCGCCGGTCTTCAGCAAATTCCTCACGCATGTCGGACCTTACTTGATCGGCTATACGGAAGACTCAAAATAATCATAGAGGGTTGACTTATGGCATCTATATTTGACGCTGTTTTGAGCTGCATTATCGGTTGTGAACATGCTAGAGTCGCTGCGTTTGATCGGGTCGGCCAGGAGCATTTTCTGCCTGCCGAACAGCCGCACTATCTGATATTCGCAGCTTTAAAGCGTTATTACGATCGCTACAAGAAGATTCCGTCGAAAGAAGCGCTGCTACATATGATCGAGGCGGCGGCGCAGGCCAATCCGCTTTACTTTGCGCTGATGCCGCAGGCCAAGGCTGTCGCGGAGGCGGCTTACTCTGGTCCGATATGCGACGAGGACTACGGGACGGAGCTTCTGCAGCAGTTCCTCATGGACAGAGACATCAAGCGGCCGCTGGCGGCCGCTGTGGCGGGTACTGCGGACAGCTCGGTTATGCTGCCGAATATCCTTCGGTCAGCCGAGGAAAAACTCCGCTCAGTCGAGATGTTGGACCGTCGGAATGTACCTGACGGGGCTATCCGACTTAGCCAATGGAAGGGCGATATTCTGATAGACCCCATTATGAGCGGCGTACAGTTCGTGGATGAGAATATGCCGACCGGGCCCAGGATGGTCAATGTTCTTCTTGGTCCTACCGGCGGCGGGAAGACGATCTTGGCCTGTCAGATACTTTGCGGCTGCGCCGGCGTGCAGCACGCCAACGACAAACTGGCGGGCAAGAGCCAGTCGGGTTGGTTCGGCTACTTCGGGTACGAGGGCTCGATCAAGCGGCCGCAGTCGATCATCATCAGCCATTTGGCCAAGGTCCCGAGAAGCCGGCTGATGCAGATTACGAGTCTCAGCGAGCTGTCGACCACGGAGAAGCCGAGCCAAAGCGATATCGACCTGTTCCGTCGAGGAGAAGTGACCAATGTCATCGGCGAACAGGAAAGGATCGAGGAGAAGAAGGAGATCATCGAAAACTACGTTCGGATCTTCAATTTCTCCGGGGTAGACGAGGACGGTAGCGGCCACAGTTTCGGTTTCGGCGGCGTACCGGAGATCGCCGATCTGATATCCAGGGTCAACGATAAGCTGGGCGTCGGCGTCAGGTATGTAGTGATCGACTGGGCCGGAATGGTAGTGCAGAACTACTTGAGGTCCAGTAGACGACAGTTCGAGAGCAATTACACGCTGGAGCTGAGCCGATTCGTCTACGAGACCTATACGAAGATCGCTGTGCCGTTCAACTGCGCCGTCCTGGTGCTCCATCAGCTGAGAGGGGCCCTGGGCCGGACGAAAGGCTCCGTAGCATCCAGAGTGACCCACGCGGATGCAGAATGGTGCTCCAACTTCGCGGTGAACGCCTGGTATGCATTCTGCTTGGGTTACAAGGATGAAGAGACCAATATCTGCACCATATCGTGGACAAAGACCAGAGACCAACGTACCACCCCACCTGTGGTATGTCGATTGGACGGTGAGCTGTCCAGGTTCGTATCTGTGTCCGATCTCTATCAGATCGACTACGCCCTCGGCAAAATTGTTCCGCGTGAAGAAGTCAAGGCCGCAGCGACGCGCCCAACCATACGTGTAATGAGTTTCTAAAATGCTGAACCCTGAGCTTTACGGTTTGCTTGCCGCCAGATTCGGCTCGGTACTCGTCGCCAAAGAGGGCGAACAGCTCCTGTGGAGGATAAATAAACTCCCCGACGGTAAAACCCGCCTCGATATTATTGATTTCGGCGAAACCTATCGGGTGTGCTGCCCGTACTGCGCCCAGCGAGGCGATCCGGACAAGCGTTATCGTCTCTGGGTCAGCCATGCTTGGGGTACCTACGTCGGAAACGACTTCGTCGGCAAAGTGCCTGTTTGGCATACTGTGACCTGCTTCCATAACGACTGTCTCGGGACGTACGACGCGAAAATGGACTTTCGCAATATGGTTCTAGGTCCATCTTACGATCCGAGACCGCCGATCTTGTACGACGGCGTCAACGTCGAGCAGCCCGCCGGCAAGACATATCCCACGCTGCCCGGAGAGTGCCGACCGATTTGCGAATTCAGCCAAGATCATCCGGCGGTCCAGTTCTTAGCCAAGCGTGGAATAGACCACAAAGAGGCGTACGACCGGCACAATCTCCATGTGTGTCTGCAATGCGACGAATTTCCGTATATTGCCGGTGGAATCATAATCCCGGTCATCATAGACGGCCGGCAGGTCGGCTGGCAGTGCAGAATGCTGCACAGCGATCGGAAATTCCGGTACTTCACACCGCCCGGAATGCAGCTGGCCCGGTTCGTATACAACTTCGACAGATGCTTGGAGCTGGACAGGGACTATATCGTGGTAGTGGAGGGGCCGTTCGATGCAATACGGCTTGAAAACGCGGTGGCCCTTTTCGGCAAGAATATCAGCATCCATCAGCAGTATCTCGTATCGAGATGGCGCCGGTGTGTGGTCTTCTTGGACCCGGACGCCGAAAAGGAGGCGAATGCAGTCGTTGCGAAGCTTCGGAATATCGGCCTGGCTGCAGCCTCGGTTCGCGGACATGAGGCCGATCCAGCCAAGCTGGACCGCAGCAGAGCGGATGAGCTGATCAGGCAAGCCCTGGTCGGCATCGACTCGGATGAAAGGAGAATCGTATGAAATGGCGTAGAATCGTCGACAAATCAGGTAGCAAGTCTGTCGTCAAATGGGTGGACGACGGTAATCGGTACGTGATCCTGGTTAGTGCGGAACTCGAAGGAGGAAAACTGTACGTGCCGGGAGTTTTCAGCAAGAACGGCGAGGCCGCTTTTCTCGGGTTTTTTACAAAAACTCTGTCGGACGCCAAAGAAATATGCCGCGTCCACAGCGAAGACCGTGCTGTCGGCCGCCTTTTAGAGCGGTGTGCGAAAGTGATGCTCGGTATTCTGACGCAGGGGCTGTAACTAGGCGGACGTATTGACAAAGGATCCGTTAGAAGCTAAAAAAGTAGCGAGGCGCATCTGAGTGCGACTCTTATTTTGAATCCGGATTCAAAAATCCGGTGTATTTGCGGCAAATGACAAGCATTATGATTGGAATGATAATGATTCAAGCGAATGCTGGAGAGACGAACGATGTTCGAGTGCTACGTGTCCGCGTTTGCCCCGGGTCTTCCACCTCCCGGCCAAGCTATACAGGACTGCGCCAAGCTATTGGCCAGTGCACACCCTGGAAAATCGGAAAGGTGGCTGATTGAGTATGTGCAGGGGCATGTCCTGTATTCCCGCGGCGGCTTTTTCTTGAGTCTGCCGCTCAATGGGAAACAGGTTATCTACAATGTCCTTTCTGGTCATATCTGGGCCCGCCCTGATCTGATAGGCCCCAGGCTGGCAAAAGTCGCTGTTGTCGGCAAAAGGCCCGGATTAGAGGAAATGACTCATCTGGCGAACTTCGTCGGGCCTAGCGGTAAACTGCTCCGTCAGGTACTGAAGGACAAGGGCATCCCGGAGACTGAACAGGACTCCTTCTACGTCACAAACCTCATCAAATGGTACGAGCCGGCTGTCGATAACATACCCCCCGAATGGAGGGCTGTCGCCGTCCCGATTCTTTTCCAGGAATTGGCTATCGTGAAGCCGGACTATATTCTGGCTCTTGGACTAGAGGCGGCGCAGGTTGTTCTGGGTCAGCGGATTAGTTTGAAGCTGGCTTCAAACAAGGTTCATACGATCCAGTTGCCTGTCGGCGACGGGACGAAGGAGGTCCTCGTTTTCGTGACCAGACACCCGGCTCAGGTCTGTCGGTCTCCGGAAGCACTACCCCTTCTGCAGAGCGAACTGGAGCTGTTCTGCAGTAAATTGGCCGATCGTAAGCCGGTTATCGTGAATGACCAGGTCCAAATCGACGTCATTGCGACAGAAGAAGATCTGGAGCGGGTCAGAAAAGAGGTCATGTCGTTGCCACCCGTTCGGAGGGTGTCCGTCGACCTCGAGTGGAACCAAGCCTTCCCGTGCCAAAAAGGGGCCTATGTCCGGACGGCTCAGATCGCTTGGAAACCGTACCATGCCGCTGTCATTGTCGTCCGACGCCAAGGCGGCGCTGAGGTCCGCCCGGGATGGCAGGAAAAATGCGCCCGAGTGCTGAAAGAGATTCTCCTGGACCCGCAGACGCAGGTCATAGGTGCTCATATCTCGGCCGACTATCCGTGGCTGAAGCACCTCGGCATCGACCTTCTGGCCGGTAGGAAGATCGTCCCGGACGATGCGAAAGATCCAGTCTACCCAGGTATCTTCGATATTGCGGTGGCCGAACACGCCATGAACGAGGTCGGTCCGTTCGATCTGGAGTCCTTGGCTATCGGGCGTTGCGGATTCCGACCCTGGTCACAGGACCTTGAACGATGGATTTCGGCGCATATCGCCGAGCTCGGGATCAAAGTCAAGGAATTGCCTGGTTACGGCTCATGCCCGGATGAGGTGCTTTACCCCTACGCCGGCTTGGATGCAGCGGCTACCTGGATGACGGCAGACGCGCAGCAGCAGGCATTACGCCGAGGGGACAGATTCGGAAACGAGTGCATGACGCCGTTCCTGCGAAGCATGAGGGCTTTGGCTGCTTTGATCGAGATCCATGATGTCGGGATCAAAATAGACCGACAGCAGGTGGATCGGCTCACAGCCTCCTATATGCAAGTAGGCCAGACGCTGCTGGAAGAACTGAGGAGCAAGGCGAACTGGCCGGCATTCAACCCCAGAAGCCATCCTCAGTCGGTAGAGCTGCTGTTCGGCGAAAAGTACAACAACAAGCTGGACAAGGAAGGCAATCCGGTCAGGCTTCGACCGGAAGGCGCTATTTCCTTGGCGCTTCAACCTGTTCTGACCACAAGCGGCGACGTCTGGACCGGCGCGCCGACCGACAGACCCAGCACCAACAAGGAAGTCTGCGGCCTTCTGGCGCCGCAGCATCCTATCGCCAAGCTGCTCCAGGACTGCCGGTTCATCGACCATATCTTGAAAAGCGTGCTGCGGCGCCCGTCCGAAGATAAAATCGCCAGCGACGGGTCCTGGGCGTACGACGGCGGTATCGGCTCCTTCATCTGCGACGACGGGCGGGTCCACAGCACCTTTGCGCCGCTGCAGGAGACAGGCCGCAGCAGCAGCTCCAGGCCGCCTCTGCAGAATATCGCCAAACAGCGTGAAGCCGTCTATCAGCAGATAGCCGGCCCGATGTACGTAGCTCCGCTGCGCAGCATATTCACCGCAGAGCCGGGTTATGTTCTGGTGGAAGCGGATATTTGTTCGGCGGAGTTGGTCTGTCTGGCCGTAGCCGCCACAGACAACCTGCTGCTTGAGCATTGCCGCAGATCAGCGCTGCCGGATAATGATCCCGATTACTATGATATTCATAGCAATATCGCTGTAATGGCGTTCGGTCTGAATTGTCCGCCGACGAAGAAAGGTTTAGCCTCTATAGGCGCCTCAAGACTGCGGACTGCGGCGAAATCGGTGGTCTACGGCGGTTGGTACGGCAGAGGGCTGCAAGCGATCGCCAGACAGTGCCAGCAGGAAGGAAACCAGATCACCGAGGAGGAGACCAAGCAGATCTTGGATGCACTGTTCACAACCTACCCGTTGTCTTACACGTTCATGCAGAAGGTACGCAAGCGCGTTACCGACCCCAGATGGTTGCGGAACTGCTGGGGCAGGGTCAGAAGATTCCCGGAGACGGACGACCCTGCTACGATCTCGCAGTATGAGAGGGAGGCCCGCAGTTTCGTTCCGCAGTCGATGGTGGCTGACGCGATGAATGTAGCCCTCTATAACCTATACTACCATCCGAGACGGCAGGAGCTGGGTTATCGAATAGTGTCCCAGATTCACGACGCTTGCCTATTGGAGGTGCCTGTCAAAGCGCTGGATATTGTTTACCATGAGGTTTTACCGGAATGTATGTGTCGAAACGTGCGGCTCCGAGCTTGCGACTTAGACGGAGTTCCGTACCCTGATCGCCCTGAATATAACTTCGACATTGATCGCGGGGTATTTATCAGATGGGGCGTACCTCTGACCGTGGATCAGTGCAAATCTTTAGGTATCGATGTCTCCTACGCAAAGAAAGGATGAATGAAATGAGTGAACCGCATGAAACAGGTGGAATGCAGCATCGCATGAGCTTTGTGCCCGAATTGTACGGCGCCAGGCTGGTCAAACCGGAACTGGAAGACATTTACCCGGTCTTCTGGCCGAACTGGCCGGATGTCGACGGTACGTTTACTCGAAATATCTTTCGGTTCCTCCCGATCTCCAGCGATTGTCCAACTTTCTGGGAGGACGGCAGAGTCGGGCCGTGGCTCTACGCCGGATACGGCGGCCAGATATTTACCGCGTCCACCAGAGTGGTTTTCCTTCTCGGGGACAGCAGAAAACACACCGAGTACGCTATTCGTCAATCGCCGTACTGGGTTTTGTACGACCGGGTCGTTCAAGCCGTCAGCGCCGGTTCTTATCCGCAATGGCGGGCGATGAACCTGGTGCGCCTGCGAAGCGACGACTTCGACCGGACCAAACCGCCCGTTCTTCAGAAACCGTCGATGCTGTTCCTGGCGCAAGTCCAGGTTGTAAGTCATAGTGACTATCAGGAGACCGGAGGTAAGTATAACCCAAGGTCTCCAGTTTGCCTCCTTGCAATGAGAGGCAACATTGGATGGACGCTAATCAGCGCCATTCGCCAGTTCCGCAGGAACCCTGCCTACAAGGACATCCTGGATCCGGAACACGGCGTATTGATAGAATTCCGACCTGCGACAGGCGGGATTCCACCGAAACCGGGGTGTTTTACTTTCCCGGTGAATGTTGGTTATTGCATTGATATCCATACAGACACCGATGCGCCAGTTGCACGGGATATTCTTGAGCAGACGAAATGGTGGTTCGATCTGCTTCATTTTCCGTCTGAAGAGGAACAGGTCCGTTGGCTGACCAGTCTTCTGCCAACCGACGTGACCAATTATGCGTTCAGGCGTACCACTTATGAACAATTTATACCGGGAGGAACACCAGATGGTGGAGTTCTTACGAGAGATTATGCGCCTGATGGAGACCGTGGCGGAGTTCGTAGCAATGCTGATCGGTCAGCCGGATATACGCAACAGACTCCGGTAGCGTCGCCTAACATGAAAGCTGGCGCATTGCAGTCTGACGTCGACCTGGACAGCGCTTTGAATGAAGTGCTGAATCGTATCGAGGCTACATTGAATAAGCCCGAAAATCCAGGCGGCGAAAAGCAGTAGTTGACGGTATTTCTGCGGGTTGGTTCGGCAGTCGGCCGAACCAACCTGCTTTTTTCGTCTTGTTCCTTATTCACCGAGGACGCCTATATGAAGGAGCCAGAAGCGCCTGTGTCCAAGCAAAAGCGCGAAATTGATAACAGCTTGCTGGCGGCTATCGACTCTATAGCAAGAATGCAGTCGAAGAGAGACCAGCAGGAAGGCAACCTCCCAAGTCTGATCGCCGGTCTTCCTGTCCCGTCTTTGGCTTTCCGTTATCTGATACAGAATACCACCCTTCCGTTGGGTATGGTGTACCACCTGGTCGGCCCGCCGGCGTCGTTCAAGTCGCTGTTCGGCGCAGAGATCGCCAGATGGCATCGTCTATGCGGCGGCGCCGCCATTATCTGCGAAGCGGAGACGAAACCTACCCCAATGTTGAGGGGTAGCGTACTGGACCACGACTTTTCACGGATTTATATTCGTGAGTGTCAGCACCTGGAGCAATGGCAGAAGACGATCACCGACTACCTGAAAGAGATCAGGAAAGTGATCGAAAACGACCCGGAATCAGCCGTGCCGGTGGCGTTCGTCATCGACAGCTACATGGGTAAAATGCCTCTATGCTTGCTGGAAGAAGTCAGACGGCGCGGGTACGCGGAACGGCATTTCGGGATAGCCGCCATGCTGATAGGCGATTGGCTCAGTGCGGCTACATCGTTTCTGCAAGGACTGCCGGTGACGATTGTCGGTATCAACCATCTGAAACAGACCACGCATCCGATCACACAGCGGCCTATCTATAGGACGCCTGGCGGGCAGTTCCTGCAGCACCAGAACGTTATTGAGATCCGAATCAGCCGTAGTAAGACTGTCTATAAGCGTCACGAGGATACGGAGTACCTGGAAACCATCGTCCAGCTGTACACGTCCAAAAACTCCCGCGGCGCTCAGGATAAGCAGATCCAGGTGCCTCTTCGGCAATGGAATGAGGTGATCGACGGTGAAGTGAAGCTGTTCAGCAACTTCGACTGGTGGGCGGCGACGACCTACATGCTGTATGACGGTACCGGCATGGGGTCGCAAGACAGGACCGCACTTCTGCCGAAGATAAAGAAGGTCGTCGATATCCAGAAAAGATCGAGAGGAGACCTGTACTGGTGCAAAAGCCTCGGCGTCTCGAAAGATAACGCCATCTCGGCGCATGAGATGGGTGTTCTGGTCGAAGAGAACACGGAGTTGCAGACGGAATTGTGTCTAGCGCTCGGTATCTGCAAACTACCTGTCTGGAATGAGCAGAGTCTCGCAACCGTCAAGCCGTACTACACCAGATCGCTTGTCGTCAACGGCGAGGAGGAAGATCGGTATTCGGTCGAGATGGAAGCGATTGAGGTGCTCGAGGACGATGTAAGCCTTGCGTAATGGGGTGTTTTATGTCGCTTCCTAAGATTATTCAAGCCTGGCGCAAGAAAGGAGACAGCATCCTATGCATATTGGATGATACAAAGGTGCTGACGAAGCTGGTCGGCTTCGATGTCATTCATGTACCGTATGCTAACGCCGAAAAACAACTCAAAAAGCTGGCGAAGCGGGCATTCGAGTGCGTCGTTATGTCGCCGCTTCGCGAAGAACTGTTACCGGCGGTTTGCGGCGTCGTCAAACCGAACGGGCTGCTGATTCTTGAGTTCTTGGACAGGGAGGATTGGTTCGGACGTAGCAGTGAGCTGCTGCAGAAATTGAAGCAACTCGGGTTTTCATCGACCCAAGTCGTACCCTGTCGCAAGAAACGTAGAGGCGCTCAACTGCTGTGGTATGTCTTTATAGCCGAGTCTGCAAAAGGAGAAAAAATGACCGACTTAGTACCTTTCGAACGGGAATCGGATGATATTACAATCCCTGCGAAGGAAGCGTGGGAGCAGTTGGACGAGTTCGAGAAGGCCCGCGTCAACGAGCTGTCTAGCCTCATCAACAGCCGGATTCTGGAGGTTGTCAACTGGGGTTGGAAGGTCGGGACAATCGTGGCGCAAATCCAGCGACACAGCAGGTCGCAGGATCGACTTCAGCTCGTCGCCGCGGCTTTGGGCCTCAAAAGCACTCGCAGTCTGCACTACGCCGTCAGCGTCGTCGATCGTTGGGAGACCAAGGAACGCTTCGACAAACTTGTGCAAGCGGCCACTTACAACGGCAGAACGCTGTCATTTTCCCATCTGGTGGTTCTGAGCGACATCATCGATGACGATGAGGCGTTCGAATACGCCAGGGAGGCTATCAAAAACGCCTACGACTATCGGACGCTCAAAAGCCTCATTCGCGGTGACGAGGAGCGGCAGCCCAGAGGGCCTGGGCGGCTGCCCGGCATACCGAAGAGTGTAGAAGCCTGCATACCGGCTATCCTGAGGGATGTTACTGCGATGCGTAATCGCTTGGAGCGTTCCTGGCTGGCGGACGAGTTCAACGTCATTGAAGAGCTCAGCCAGATGCCGGAGATACCTACCAACATGCTGAGGAGTCTCAAACAGCTGCTAGAGCACGCGAAATCTGTCAAAGAGCAGATTGGCTTGCTCATCGAAGGAATTCAAGGCATTGTAGGCAATCGCAAGCATTAGCGACGGTAAAGGGTGCAGTCTAGCACCCATATTTGTTTTTAGCTCGGCTGCATTTATGTTGATATTCAACGGTTATGTATGTCCGCCGTATCGGCTGAAACCGATACGTCAGAAGGCCAACAAGGTCTACTCGCTTCTGGTGAAGTTCCTGGACAGCAAGCTCGACGACGCCAACTATGAAGAGGTATGCCATCGAATAGCGGCTGGGCTCGATTGCGGCAAGGAAGTGGTACTGCTCTCCATGCAGCCGTTCCGCGGCGCGACCATGTCGAAGCCGTTTTTGGAGTCTTTGGCATGGAAGTTTGCGGCGTCCCAACGCAGTATGCAGCGAGGCGTACCGTTAATACCGACGCCGGTTCTTATCCCGGGTTGGTCGTATTGCCAGATCATAAACGGCCGTAGTCTGGTGTCCGGGATGATCGAGCTGGTCTACTATGTATTGACCGGACCTGCAGTCGGCGGCCACGTGGTCGAGAAGCTGACTGTGCCGCAGTTCAACGCTATCCGATGGAAACTGACGCGCCGGATAGGCAAGAGCCACCAACTGCGGCCGGTCGATATGCAGGGGATGCTGTTCGCCGCTTTTCTGCTCTCAGACGAAGGCCGTACCAGGATGGCATGGAAGTCCATAAGCACCACGCCGTTCATGTTCAAGCGGAATCGTAAGATCATGTCCTGCATCTTCGATGCCAGACAGAGCAAATCCACGATCCGCCTTAAGAACGTCTTCTTCCTGCCTGTAGATATGGATGGCGTTGCGACGCAGGATCTGATTCTCTACCCGGATTGACCCATTTTCAGGAGGTCGACTATGATGGAGTCTGAGCAGTTTGTTGGGTTCGATCAGACCGGAAGGCTACGGAGCGGCGACGGGCCTATCGCTCAATATGTCCGTCGTCGTATGGCCCTTGCCGACCGGTATTGGGACGGGCTGCTGTCAGCCCTGCGACGCCTTGCGGCAGCCGTCTTTCTTTTTCCCGTCATCTGGCATGTCTGCTGGCTGGCGGCTCGTGAAGCATCTGTAGAGATCGAACGGCTGAGGTATGAGGTGAGACCGCGACAGGCGGATGGCGGGAGCTACGACGCGGTAGAAAAACCGAGCCGTCCGAACAGGTTTAGACAGATAGGCGGCTTTTTGACTTTGGACCCGTTATGATACAATACCAGAGCTAAACACTAGGAGGCTGCGAAATGCTTCAACTTCGCCCTGCCGGTACAGACACCCTTTTCTACAGCCCCGACAGAGATCTGGCCATCGTCGGAATAGGGTTGTTAAGAGCTTCCGCTATTTTGATGGATTCCCAGAGGGAACCGTGGTTTCAAGCCTTCCTGAATCAGAACGGCGTCAGCGACCAGATGCTGGCTGACGGGATGCAGAAGGTAGCCGTCGCTTCCTCCTACTTTAAGGACAGACCGGGACAGGCGCTGAAAAAAGCCGGGTTCTACTCCCTGCCATGGGCTGTCCAGGCCGCTATTTTTATGAAAATGGGCCAGGTGCTCTACAGCGCCGTCCATACCAGCCGTAGATCCAGCTTCAGCGCGGATGCGGATAGATTGCCTGTCGGCTCTGACCCGATCGAGGAGCAGGCCAAGAGGTTAATGGAGCAAGCCAAGATCGAGATTTTGAATCCGGATTCAAAAAGTTCGACTACGTGACGTGTATATTCCAGGCCCATTTGCCAGCGATAAAGTTGTCCCGGTCCCTTGCCGGTTCGTATGCTCCCGCTGTGGGGGGGATGCTAGATTTTACGCCGCAGCGGCGGCGAACCCTTGGGTATTCTGCCGTGATTGTCGGTGGGCAGGTCCGGCGGACCGGTACTTCGGCGGTAAAGACCCTGTCGACGAACTAGGCGTCTACAGCCCTGTCTCCGGGTCGGATTACGCCAAGCTATTGCGGCTGATCCGCACCCGATTCCATGCGGTTGTTTCTGACACGGAGCCGGTCAGCAGACTGGCTCCGTTTTTTGCCAAAGTCAGGAATGAGTTCGCGATCAAAACGTTTGGTCTGCCGGGCTACTGCGGCGGCGTCTACCGGATCGGCAAAGAGTTCAAGTTCCAGCAGAGGCAGTGCCCATCGAAAGACGGCGCTCCAACTCTGTGGTGCCAGTTCTTGTTCACGGACCGCATGTTCTACGAGGACTGGCCGGAGCTTTTTATTCTGCCGCCCTATGACGCCGTCCGGTTCTGGACCATCTACTACATGCAGGACCAGCCGGACATACCCCCTGTTACGGGGGTGAGCATGTTCAAAGAGCTGATCCAGCGGCATCGGCCCCTCGGGAAGCCTCATAAGAACAACATGTCGCGCCGCATCCTCATCAATCTGCCAAGTACCACCAAGGTCTACTTCGCTATTCCGAGATCGTGGCGCGGACAAGACGTAGAACAGGATATAGCTAGGCTGGCGTCTGTGTTCTATGCCAAAATGACCTACTACGAGCCGAAAGACCTAGGATCAGCCGACTTTTTGTCGGAACTGCGACAGAACGCCTTCAAGCCATATCCTAGTCGCTACACGCCGTCGTCCGATCCGTCGTCGTTTTGCCTACAGCCGATGAATCCGTTTGACTACAATGGCCGCAGGATGATGTTTCTGGGCGACGGAACCTGTATTGAAGAGAGGGGTAACTGTTGGGTCGATGCGGACACAGGGGCTGTACTGACCAACTTTGTGGTTCATTTGAAAGAGCGAGTCTCCAGCAGCTGTTTTATCGTCTGCCTGAAGACATCGACCGGCAAAAGCACCATTTTCCGTATCCTCTGGAGCAACCTCTTTTACCCGACAACGCTTATACGGCGTATCATGCGGCTTTGTATGGGTATGGGCCATATACCTGCTGTGTCGTGCAGCTTGACCACCCTAATCACTATCATCGCGTCATGGAGTAAGCCAGTGTGGCCAGACCGACAGCGGACATCAGAGAACTCATCGCCAAACACGTAGATATCTGCAACAAGCACGGCTCAGCGTTGCCCATACTGGACCTGCTGTTCCGCCTCAAAGGCAAGCCTTACAGTCTGCGCGACCATTTTGTCTTTTTCCCGCTGTACGATCTGCAGCAGCCGAGATCGACCGTCCTAATGTGCGGCAGGCAGGTCGGCAAGACGACGAATCTGGCTATCCAATCGGTCTTACTGGCCGCTACAAGGCCGTTTTCTACGATCCTGTTCGTTTCACCCCTCGGAGAGCAGATTTCACGCTTCAGCACCATCTATCTCAGCGAGATTCTCAGGCAGTCCGTCATAGGCAAGATGCTCAAAGGACCTGGCACCGTTGACCGGGTTCTCCAAAAGGACTTCTCCAACAACTCCCACATTATTCTTAGCTATGCCACGGATGACCCTGACCGCGTCCGCAACATTTCAGCCAGCCGTCTGGTTGTTGACGAGACTCAGGACATGCTGCTCGACGCGATCAGTGTCATCAAAGAGACGCTCAGCCATTCTGAGCAAGGTGGCCAGATTTTGTACGCTGGAACCCCAAAAACGGGGGATAATACTCTAACCCAGTTATGGCTGGAGAGTAGCCAGGCTGAATGGTTTGTGCCATGCACCCATTGCACGACAGACGGCCATCCGACGTGGAATATACCGTCTCCAAAATGGCATCTAGAGGAGATGATAGGTCCTTATCACAATAAAATCTCCGAAGAGTACCCAGCCACCCTATGTTACAAGTGTAAACAGCCAATATCGCCGAGACTGGGCCGCTGGGTTCATCTCTACCCGGATCGGACGGACTATGCTGGCTATCACGTCCCGCAGCTCCTCCTGCCGCACCATTATGCCAACCCGGCCAACTGGAAGGAACTGCTGAAAAAACGCCTCAATTTGCCGCCGTACCTGTTCTATAATGAGGTCCTTGGCTGGCCATATGACCTGGCTGCCGCTATTATCACGCTGGAGGACCTACAAAGAACAGCCGTCATGCCACCGAGAACCGACCCGTCTGTTGTGGACAGAGCCAAGAAATACACGCTGCTGGTTATGGGCATAGACTGGGGCGGTGGCGGCGAGGAGGAGAAGAGCTTTACAACTCTGGCGCTGGCCGGCCTGTCCAATGACGGCAAGATCGACGTCATTTGGGGCAGGCGGCTGCTCACGCCGCACGACCACATCAAAGAAGCGATAGATATTGCAACGCATTGTGTTGAGTTCAGCCCCCACTACATTGCCCATGACTACGCCGGTGGCGGGGCCATACGGGAGACGATTCTGGTGCAGGCGGGAATGGCAGAGAGCAGGCTCATACCCTACATGTACGCCACGGCCAGCATGTCCGGCCTGTGCGTCCGGTCGGAGCCTTCTCCGCTTAGACCAAGGCCGTTTTACCTTCTCAACAAGGCCAGATCGCTGCAGATACTATGCACAGCTATCCGTCTTGGCCATATTAGGTTCTTCGCAGACGATTACGTCTCGGCAATAGAACCTGGGTTGTTGAGAGACTTTCTGTCGCTAAAAGAGGAGACGGCCAGCTCCTCCACACGTGAGGCTTATCGTATCACCAAGAAGAAGGGGAGTATTGACGACTTCGCCCAGGCGGTAAACTACGCCTGTTGCACAATATGGCAAATGACTAGCTGGCCAGACATCGCAAAAATGCTTGTGACCAATAGCAAAGACAAAAACGAGTAGAATAGAGCTGTGGGCTTCGTCTATTGGAGAAATAGATATGATCGACCAGCGAATAGACACTACCGGCAAACTCGCCAAACAATTGTTTTTTGTGTTTGACGCCCCAGAGTACGTGAAAACTGCCAGTTTGGGCCAAATACATGGCAAAAACGCCAAGTGTGCGATGGATTACGCCGATCCAGTCCGTAAGCAGTTCCCGATCTGCAATCGAGCTGCTATCTGGACCTCGGCAGCTTACCTGTATGCGAGCCAAAAAGACCCGGATCCGGCTATAGAGGCGCGTATCAAGGAGGCTGCCGACCTCTTTGAGATCACCAGCGATATTGAGACGCTCAAGCAGTCCATCAAGAAGGCCAAAGAGGTCAAACAGACCTATGTCGATGACTGTTTCGCCGTGGTGCTGGACATCGGAGGCTTGAAAGTCCGCCGCTACCCCCTCAGAAGTGGGGCCGAGGTCAAAGCCGCCGCCGCTTATTTCGAGCGGTATCGCCATGAGCTATCGCCCTGGGTTATCCGCAGGGAATTCGCAAGACGGGTGCTGGAAAAAGCCGCCGAGTATAAGGTCGATATCAGCGAGCACCTACCCATTCTGCGTCGAAGCGCCGGCTTGGGCTGCTCTATGCCGACCGAACTCGTCGGTCTGATCGTAGACAGAGCCTCCAAGCTGGGTAGACGCGACAAGGAGCTGTCGCATACCATGCTGAAGGCGGCGTCGATAATGGCGGATCTCGGCGATGTGTCTATGGAGGCCCATGATGCGGTTATGGACCTTATCGACCTCGTCGACCAGAAACTCAAACTGGCGACGAAATACGCACAAATCGGATTCCCGGAGGACGTCGTCTACTCCACCAGCAAAGAGGCGGTGGCGTCGCTCGCAAGCGACGTTGTGGTCAACTCGAAGACGGGCAGAATCTATAGCCTGTCCGACGTGTTGGCCGTGTCGCCGAAAACGCTGTCCAAGTATCTCGGAGCCGGCTTCGTCAAGTTAGCCCATGACCCCGACGCCGGACAACCGGAGGCGGAGCGGCTCACGAAAGCGCTGTCTCGGCTGTCAGACGGCGACGCCAGGGTGTTCGATGCGCTGATGAATAGGGCCGGGGTCAAACCTATGGCCGTTCGTCCGACCAGCATTGGGCTTTCGCAAGATGAATTGGAGTCGTTAAGTCAATTTGCAACTGAACGAGTATGAGCGATTTTAGTAATATTCTGCGAGGTCTATCCAACGCTTTGTCAGCGGCTGCTGACAACTTGGAGGGCATGAAGTACTACCTCGTTATTGCCCGAGAAACAGGCAAGCCGGAAGTCATAGAGGCGCCGACGCATGAAGAATGCGTCCAGCGTCTGAACGATATTGTTGCTACGTCAAGTGGGACCCCGTGTTATGTGTTTATGTTCGAAGGTCGAAGATGGAAGGTTTACCGCAATCCGGCGAGGCTCGTCTCGCCGGACGGCACTGTCAAGGTTTTGGAAGTGTGTAGCAATGTTTCGCCAGATGATAACGAGGACTGTCTATAATGCGTTTAGACACTACGTACTTGGAGACTTGGCCGAAGCAGATCGACGCATGGGATGTAGTCGTTCCAGACGTAGTACAGGGCGGGTTTATTGTCCCGTGGTCGGAAGACGGTCAAGTGACTAAAGAGTATGCCAATGGCGCACGTCGCGTCGTTCTAGTTAATCCAGATACGGAGCCTTATATGTTCGACCCAACTACAGGGACTCGTTACAAGTTAGGTTCGTCGCCGAACTCTTCGCCAGCCGTTGCCCCTAAGACGACGGCGTCGTCGGTGACTGAGATAATGCAAAAAATCCTGGCACAGCCTGTTCCGTCCGTGGCGCCTGTTGTTCAGACGCCGGCTGCGACGGCGGCTTCGTCGAACCCTCCAACCTTGCTCGGCAGACAGGAAACGGCTCAGCTGCCGATCCAGTCTCAGCCTGCTATGCCGGCGGCTGGGAGTAAGCTGAAGAACGAGCTCAAGTTGCTCCTTGTCCCTGGAAACTCTCCCATAGCTGTCAACGCCAGGTTCTGCGACATCAAGGTGCTGCAATCAGGCGCCGGCCGCTACATAGCGCTGATCAAGGTGAATGAGGCGTCCGAGGACTCTATAGAACTCGCGCCGCAGGCGGGTTTGACGTTGCTGGTGGGCTCCGACAGCCTTCGCAAGGTTTACAAGCTGGACATGAGCGAAGTCATTCCTTTGGAGATCGACCAGTACCAAGTGAAGCTGATGAGACTTATCGAGGAGTTCGATATATGAGCGGTGGCATGGTGAAATACGGCGTCATTGCCAAAGGACTCACGAATCCAGAGTCGAAGCACGCACAGTTAGATGACTGCGCTGCTCATCGGATCGTGAAAGAGGCGAGGCTGCGAACCAGCAATAAGAAACAAGCTAAGACAAAGCAAAGAAACCATGCTGACACCGGACGGCGCTCTTGAGCTATCGGATGCAAGTTATTATCGCAGACGGCTGGCGGATTTCGCGCCGCCCTGGGCCGGCTTCTCAGCGCATGTCATGCCTGAGACGATGTGGCACGCGCTGCGCCTGTGCGAGTATGTTGTCACAACACAGCCCGCCTACAAGTCGGCCATCGAAAGGGTCGTCTCTTACTTTATCACGAGAATCGAGATCACAGGGACGGACAGGAGCGGCCAGCTCAAATACAGGGAGCTCTTAGAAGACGTTTTGGGCGTGTATCAGTGGCTCAAGTCTATCGCCATTGACTATCTCGTCTACGGCAACAGCTTCATTAGCATCTTGCCCGCTTTCACGAAATACGCCCGTTGCAAATCGACCACAATCAACAAAGACGGCAAGAAAATAGCCTGCTCCTTTGAGGCTCCACTTCTAAAGCTGCTAGATAAGCCTGACCTGTATAAGCCGGCGTGGCGCGAAGGTGAACTAAGGGCGTACTGCCCAAGATGCGGCAAAACAGGCTACTGGGACATCATCTCCAGAGAGAACGTGTCTGGTGGAGGGGTGCATCTGAAACGATGGTCTCCGTATGAGATCGAAATAGAGTGGTCCCCATTCACACATGAGGTCAGGCATATTTGGCGGATTCCGCAGGATTTGAAGGATGCTATCAGGCGGCACGACCCGTTCGTTATCGCTACTACGCCGGATGAGGTCATCAAATCCGCAATGAAAGACCTCAATATCAGGCTATACCCGTCGGAAATCTTCCATCTCAAGGAGCCGGCGCTAGCAGGTCATCCGGTCCGTGGTTGGGGTCTCAGCCCTGTTTTGACGCACTTCCGTCAAATATGGCTTGTAAGCATGTTCCATCGCTACAACGAGGCTATAGCGATGGACTACATCATGCCTTTGCGGCTGATCTGCCCGGAGCCGAAAACGAGCCAGTTCGCAGACCCGCTTTTTGCGTCTGACAGCTCGCAACTGGTCTGGCAACTGCGGACGGCGATACAGGCCCGGCGTTACGACCCGACCACCTGGGCGGTGTTCCCGTTCCCTGTCCGATACCAGTTTGTCGGCGGGGAAGGGCCGAATCTGGCTTCGAAGGAGCTTATGGAGTATCACAGGAGCGAGCTATTGGAGTCTATTGGGATTCCTGTCGAGCTCTACCGAGGCAACTTGGCGATCAATAACGCCCCTGTCGCAGTTCGGCTGTTCGAAACAAGCTGGAGCCATCTAACGTACCTGTTGAACCGGGCTATCCAGTGGATTGTGGATAAACTGTCGATCTACTACGGGCTGGATCGTGTGAGAGCGGAAATCTTGAAGCCGTCTGTGGTTGACGACATCAATAAGCAGTCGCTTCGGCTGCAGCTCATGCAGAGCGGTATGCTGTCGAAGGCTACGGCGCTCAAAGAACTCGGCGTTGAAGACTACATGGCAGAGCTCCGGCAGGCGATCCGCGAAGAGCGGGATGTTGCAGAGCTTATGGAGGAGTCCAAGACGATCCTCCAAAAAGGCCAGGCTATGCGGCAGCTTATGTCGATGCCTGTCGGGGCCACAGAAGAGGCGCAGGCGGGAGCAGCACCGCCAGAAATGGGGGGTATGGGTATGCCGATGGCTGGTGGTCCGCCGCCCGCCGGCGCTGCCCCTGGAGCTCCTATGCCGGGCGGAGCAGCGCCTGCCCCAGGTGGGGGGTCTCCTGTTGACCAAGCTATGGCCCAGATATCGCTCCGCCAAAACAACCTCACTATGGACGAAATCGAGCAGACGGCGAGTACTTTGGCCGGGCAGTTGGCGTCCATGCCGTTGGATCAGCGGATTAGCGAGCTGAGAAAGCTGAGGGCGCAGAACAAGACCATTCATGCTAGGACCAAAGAGATGATCGCTGAGATGGAGCGACAGGCGCAATCGCAAGCTGTCCGGCAGATGAGACAAGGTGGAGCCCCGCCGCAATGACAAAGTTTGAATCCGGATTCAAAAATCGGTTCGGTCATAAAGGATCCGTAATACGCATCCCTGGTATGCCATCTCTGGCAGAACAGTACGGCATCAAGATTCCGTCCAATTTCGGTAAGGAGTTCGTCAAGGTTCTTGAGAACCTAAAATCCGAGCAGATTAGCCAGTCTCAACAGTTTGCACAACAGGACGGAATACAGACGATCGACCCGTCGCAGCTAAAACCGGTATTTTTAGGCGACTTTGATGACAAACCTGCTATCGACCAAACCACGCAAAACCAGCAAGACGAGCAGAACAGGCAAGAATCCGCGCAAGAACCTCAAAAAGGCGTCGGGTTCCTGGGAGAGCTCGCAAAGCTTGCGGCTAAGTCTAAACCGGCTGATTCTCGGTAGCTTCTTCAAGTCAGCCCAACAGACGCAGCCAGCTTTGACGCCTGGTACGACTCAGCCGGCCAAGCAACCTGTTCCGCAGTCGGCTCCTGCGTCGTCTGCGACGATTGCACCTACACCAACTGCGCCTGCACCGACTACGCCCACACCAGCCTCTACACCGTCTGCGACGACAGGAACGCCCAACGCAGCCGGAGAAGTTGCCAAGCCGACTGAACCGGCGTCGGCTACGACGGAAGAAGAACAGCTTCTTAGCGAAATACCGTTAGCGACTCTGGAAAAGAGGCCGATATATGAGCTGGCCACTACTGAACGCAGTGTAGGGCCGGCAAAGACTCTGGCCGAATTGCAGGTCGGCGGAAGTAAGAAACTACTCCGAGAGAGGTTTAGCGGTCCTGGGGCCTTTGAACGAGCTAAGAAATTCGTCGAAGGCTCCAGAGAAAGGGCGCAGTCATATCTCAAGGACGTCGCGGAGTACCAGCAGAAAGCGTTCGGCGTCTCCTCATTCTGGCAAGGAGCCAGGTCCTGGTCGGACTATGTGTTCGGTATCAGTCGCGGCGGGCTTATAGGCGATACGGCTCTATCGCTATGGAACAACACATTTGGAAAACTCTATGGCGGCTTTGGTTCAGTCGACGATCTTGTCACCTATGCAAAAAAGGAGTACGAGGCGGCCCTAGAATACTCCAATTTGAGCAGCCACTGGGCCGCTGAAAACCTCTCAAGCCTGATGGGTGGCGAAGAGGGGCTCGAACTCAGTTCAATCGAAGCAGCGCTCAGGACAATGGGTGGTTATGTCGCTTATTCGGCTGTACCGCCGACTTTAAGCTGGGCTGCGAAGGGTCTTGCAACCACTGCAAGCAAGGCTCTACAGGTGTCAGCCGGTAAAGCAGCTACTCTGGCCGCTGGCGCTGCTAGAGCCGCTAATGTTGTAGCGCTGGTGCCGTTCCTTATCTCGATGGGCGTACCTGTTTTCAGCTATATATCGAACAAATACTTCACCGACACAGAGGGTCTAACTCTCAGAAATACTGTGCTGCATTTAAGTTCGTGGCCAATTGCCAGGTCGGCTGTTTTCTCTTCTGTAGAGGAGGCAAGTCAGCTTGCGAAGCTCCATCAGGACCTGACGAAAAAGTACGGAAACTCTTCACCATTCACCGTCGCCAAACAATACAACGCTGCGCTGAGCGCTATGAGGGCTAACCCTAATGACCAGCGGCTGAAAGAGCAAGTCAGTACCACGTTCAGAGATTTAGAGCAGGCTATCAATACAGTAGCAGCTATCAGCCTCGGCACGACGCCTCAAGGCATCATAAAACTCAACGAACTCAAAAGCAAAAACAAAGAAGCCGGTAGGCTGTTGGAAGCATATACCAAGCTGCGGGAAAAAATGTACGACGAGGTGCTCAAGGCGACGAGCAGCGCCGATCCGTACGGGTTGGTCAAAATGGAAGCCACTGACGTCTATGCCGTTACGATGTCTTGCCCGCTTCTGGCTCATGGATTTGTCGGCTCCAGCTGGGATAAAGCCTTGGCTGACAGGATAAACGCCGAGTATAAGAAAACACAAGAGATCGACAAGCAATGGCTCAGCCGGATTGTCGGGCAGAAAAAGGCGGACGAGTTAGTGAACCAGCTCTACAAGCCGGAAAACAGAATAATGGCGCTTAGCGTGCATACGAACTTGGCGGAGGCCGAAGCGGCGACGACGTCGATGCTGTTGGAGTATGCTGATGCTCTTGAAAAGCATCCAGAAGCGGTTGATGCCGCGATAAGGGATATGGAGAGTAGCGGCCAGCAGTCCGCCGAGAAAGTGCGGAAGACTATGCAGGACATCAGGAGAACGATGTATTACGCCGTAACTGGCAGAGATATATATGATCCGCTCGTCGACGTCCAGCCTAATAAAAAGGAGGCGTGGAATAAGTCTGTAGAGAGCCTCCCGGCTATGGTAACCTATCTGCTCGCCTGCATGATTTACCACAATCGTCGCCAGGCCCTAATATCGCAAGGCAAAAAACCGACTATTCAGGGCATGAAACAGGCTATTTTGGAGCATTCCAAGACTGTAGGGCAGCAGGTCAAATCGAGTCTTAACATAGCTGAGGCCAATCCGAACGAGCTGCCTGCCAGCATGGCTGGGGTGTTGTCTCAGTTCATCGGCTCCAAGTATCTTTACAATACGGTATCGGAGTTAAGCAAAACAACCATAACTGCGTTGAAAGGCGCTAAAACGATAGCTGCTGGTGGCAATGCCGTCAAAACAGCCAAGATATTAGGGGCGCTGAGCAAAACGGCTGATGCTCTAAGAATACCCAGATGGCTTAGAAAAAGTAGCCCTATAATCCTGATGATGGCGATTGTTATGAATGAAGGTCATATTTATTCCTTGCTTCCTGAGAAGTTACGTTCGTGGCTCACTCTACAGATCGGGGGGAACTCGCTGCTTGACACACTAGCGCCGAAGAAGGAAAAAGCAAAATGATGAAGGTCAATTACGACATACTTACGCGGGCCGCTGTAGCAATTGCGAAAAACAGACCTGATCTTTTGCCGCCCTCTGTTAAGCTGGCTGCTATCAGCATAGGCGAGAATGCTCAGCATCTTTTGGTCAAACGGGCTCAGGATTTAGCGCATCTTAGCTGGGTGGAACCGTTCCTTGAGTTGCCAGACGACGTCAAAGGGCCGTACATCTCCCATATTTCTCCTGGCGTCCTGGCATACTACCAGCAGCAGAAGGAGCAGAGTCAACAGGCATTGCCGCAAGCGCCCGTAGCTGCTTCGAAGCCTGTCGGGTCCGGTTCTATTTTCGACTGGATCAAAAGCTATCTACAGCCAGCGTCTGGCAGAGCCGATAGACCTGCGTCGGCTACGCCACGACCGCAAACCCAGGCTGCTGCACCGAAGCCGCCTGAACAACCGATATCGGTCGAGGAGCTGTTGACAGCCCCTGCCAAACCGGAAAACGAGGCGAGCAGTGCGGCGCCGCCGCCTCCCTCTGTGTTTGGCGGTGAAACGGCTTCGACAGACCAGCAGCAGAAAAAACCGACAGAAAAGACGCAAAAGAGAGAGGAGAAAAAGAAAGAGGACCCTCTGTCGGTAGAGAACCTTATTTCGGCTATCAATATGAAGATGGAACAGGCCGCAAAGAACTATTCGCTGGATCAGGCTTCATTTTCCAGTGACAACGTGCAGACTCTGTTGCGCGGTGCGCGAGGCTGGATCTCGGACGTTGTAGCAAAGAAGCCGGCTCCAGAGGCGGCAGCACTGATCAGTGTCGTCGAAAAGCAGATGATAGATTTGATAAAAAGCCATGTAAAACTTGGCCTTGGGTTGTTGAGCGGCAGCTATGAATTAGACGTTGAAGGGCTGCTGCGTGATCTGCCTCCGTTCGCAGAGAAAGTCATCGGCCGTAAACTGACTGAAGATGAGAAACGCAAGCTGTCTCAGGCGGTAACATGGATGCTATACAGGATGGCAAAGTAGAGAATCTGGTCAGGGCCCTGATGCGGTCTGTCGACCGCCTGGAGTCGGATCCGAACTTCGTCGAGACGACCGACGTCCGGCAAGCGTGCTATCATGCTGCGGCCGGCACGATCGACCTGGACGACTTGTGCGACGCCGTCGTCTACTGCATAGCAATATACGGGGCGCCGGTGTTGCAAAACCTCGATGCACAGAGTTTGTATAGTCTTATTTTTGAAGGCGAACATAGCGACGACGCTTTTCCGATGCAAGCGATCATCGCAAACGACATCAGGAACCAGATTTTGGAGCAAAACAAGCCGGTCGATAGGATCGACGCATGGGAATTTATGACCCCATCGAAGAGGTTCCTGATCGCCGTCGGTTTGCCGTTTAATTTGTTTGTCTGCCTGTGCGAATACGCTGAGCCCGTTTCGGTTTTTCTACTGTTGTTTGCCCTGTCGCTACGGATACAGCACATATTAAGGACCATTCTCGGAGTTGACAGTCGTGAGCCTTAGGATCGGTGTAGTCAAGTTCGTAAATGTCGAAAAAGGGTATGGTTTTATCACGCCGGACGGCGGAGGCGCGGATGTGTTCTTTCATATCACCAGATATTCTGGGCATATCCAGTTCAGCGAGCTGAAGCCGGGAATGCGGGTCAAGTACAACGACGAGCTCAACGGCGATAGAGTAAGAGCGACGATCGTCAGATATGAGACGCCGCAAACCGAATCCGGCGGATGACGTCGAGAACCCGGGATTTTGAAATGAGCATCGACGAATCGCAGGGCCAAACGCCGGTCGATATACAGACGGCGGTCAGCTCAGGCCAGCTGCTTAACTCTGTGTTGGACCTTGTGAAAAGGCAGCTCATCTACTATGCCTACCTGCACGGTTACAGGCCCAGAGCCGCTTCCACCTATCGCGCCAGGGAGCGGATGCTGTACGAAATGCAGACGCCGTACGCGGAGTCCGTGTCGAAGAAAGTCGATGCAGAGCTGGACCAGCTAGTGGATACGGTCGGCCAATGGCTCGGCTTTCCGAAAAATCAGCGGAAATCGCCTGAAAACAGGGCGCTGATCAAGACGGTCCTGAAGCAGATAGAGAAGTACTTTCCAGGCACTTTGGACACGCTGCTGGCTCCGAACGGTTCGGCGTCCGAGCTGGCCGGGTTCGTGGCCGCTTCCCACGCCGCAACTGACCCGCAACTGTCCAGGAAAGCTCCCGACGGCAGGACACTGGCGGAATATCTGACGGACTACATCTACAAGCATTTTTACTCCGACCAAGACAAAGAAATCCGTCTGCAGAAAACGCGTGGGCTGACCGCCGGACAACTGGGCGGCGTTTTGTACCATCTGACGGAGAAAGGTGTAATCGACCCGGCGGTCGACACTCCGGACCAGATTGTCAAAAAGCTGGAGTATTTCGTTCCGGCTGTCGGAGAAGCACAGCGCTGGCTCCAAAAGACCAAACCGGACGCCGATTTGCAGGATGCAGTGAATTTCACTGTGACATTCAATTCGATGCTGCCGCCGTCACCGTCCGGCTTTGTGGAGAAAGACTATCTTCTTAAGAATCTCTTAGCTGATATTCGGAAGAACGAGCTGTTAGCGCATCAGTTTTCGTCTGGAGCTCCTGGCGCCCTGCCTTCAGAGGAGGCAGTCAAACAACACAAGAAAAGAGTGCAACAGTTGCGACAGTCCGAGATGGGTGCTTACTATGGGGCCATACTAGCCGCTAAAAAGATGGGTCTCATAAAGTCCCGATCCAGGGCAGGCTACCTGGCGGAGAAGATAGAGAATGGCACGCCTGTCGTCTTCAGAAACAGCAGCGAGGTTGTCGACGCCTTGGTCAGAAGCGGTGTGGCGCCGAATATAGCCACGCAACTCGTGTCTAATCCAGAAATGACCTCCCAGTACCTGACAGGGGGCAATGTCGATCTGGCTATGACAGGCGCTCAGAGCGTACAGGCTCGTCGCAACATGTGGCAGCTGTTTAAGACGTACCGCAAGGCGGGCCTTAAGGGTGGACCAAAAGCCGCTTTCAACCTCAGTCTGGCCCAGACGGCCGCCGCATACGGCTATCCTGACGTTGAGCAGTTCAGGCAGATGGTGCTGATGATGCCGCCCGGGACGATGGCTATGCCGACGGAGAGCTGGACGCCGCAGCGGTCGTGGGTGGCGCGTACCCTCCCGCCAACCACCAACCCGATAACGGCCAAAACGCTGCCGACGCTCAGTACAATGGTTTCTGAGGAAATACAGTACCCAGAGCTGGCTCCAAGCGTCGGTTCGCTGCAGAGAATCATTGCGACGATGAAGGATATTGCGAAAGAACCGCCGGAATCGAAGTCGGAGACGTTGTCCTCTTTGATCAGCGGCGCGGTCGACCTTACCAAGTCTGAAAACAAGCCGCTCAAAGACGTCCCAACCACGGAGATGGTGTTCTGACATGCCAAGCAACGTCCGCAATATAGAGCCAGGCGAGGAGGCGGTCGGTATCCCGTCGCGGAAGTACTACGGCTCCTTGGGATTGCGGCCGGGGGAGCTTCTGGACCTTATTGTCCAGGAGCATAAAGCCCATAGAGCCGGCAAACACTACGATATCCGCATAGGCGACCCGACAAGGGGGTTGTTCAGCTGGGCGTCGAGAAAACCTTGGCCGCAACCCGGCGAGAAACGGCTGGCTATCCAGCAGCCTGTCCATGCGTATTCGTACAAAGACTTCGAAGGGGTCATAGGCCAAGGTTACGGAAAGGGTGTGGTGCGGAAGGAAATGGAGAGGCGGATCGTCATTACAGCCGCCTCTCCGAATATGATCCATTTCACTACGGCGGATGAGCGTTTTCCGGAGCGGTTCGTTCTGATTCGTCAAAAAGGCGAAGGGAAAAACGCCAGATGGCTGCTCCTCAACGTGACCCAGTCCGACGGACCGGAATACGATAAACCGAAGATCAAAGAAGTTCCGGCAAAGGACGTCGATGAGTTCATTCGGCAGATGAAAGACGGCGACAGCCTCCAAGAGAAGATCGACGGTGCGCATGGACTAATTAAACTGCTGAATAACCATATCGAGGTCATCAGTATCCGCAAATCAAAGAGCGGACGGTCGATCGTTCATACGGAACGCATCTTCCAAGGCGTCAGACCGAAAGTGGAGGATAAGGCGATCCAAGATACGGTGATGGCCGGCGAGATCTGGGGTGAACGTGGGGGGAAGGCTATACCCCCACAGGAGTTAGGTGGGATACTCAACGCCGCCATCGAGAAAGCGATCCAGAAGCAGAAAGAACTGGGCGCCCAGTTGAAGGTCTCCCTCTTCGACCTTTACCGGCTGGCCGGCAAAGATGTCCGCGAGATGCCGTATCAGGAGAGGATCAAACTCATCAAGGAGCAGGTGCTGCCGAAGCTGCCGGACCGTGTTTTCGATATTGTCGAGCAGGCCACAGACAGCGACAGCGCCAGAAAGCTCTGGAAGCAGATCGCCAGCGGCAAGCACAAGCGCACCCAAGAAGGCGTCATTCTGCGTCCGGCGGAGGGCCAGCCAGCCAAGGCCAAACTGTTCAGCGAACATGATGTTGTCATCAGAAGGGTGTTTCCAGGGGAGGGGAAATACCGCGAAAGAGGGGTCGGCGGCTTCGAATACTCCTATGATGCGTCCGGACCGATTGTCGGACGGGTCGGCACAGGGCTCTCAGATGAGCTTCGGGAGGATATGTTTAAGAACCCGCAGGCGTATATTGGTAGATGGGCGAGAGTTACCGCCCAGGGAAAATTCCCGTCTGGAGCGTTAAGGGCCCCGTCGCTCCTCTCCCTTCACGAAGATAAACCAGAGGTAGAGGTCCAAGAGCCCGAGATTTTGAATCCGGATTCAAAAACAATGAAAACAGCTCACGTCAATGTGCCTGATCGGCTGCGATGGGAAGACCTACCCACGGCCATCGAGCAGGTCTATCACCGTTACAAACCGAGGGTGATCCAGGAAATCACCGCCAATCCGTTCGCAAACAGTTGGCAGGTTGAAACCCCATTAGGGGCTATCAAGGTGGCCAACTCGCACTGGTCGCCATTCTCCTTCGTGTACGACGCCCTGGTAGAGCCAACAAAGCCGTTCGGCGGCCCGACGCCGCTGCTGCTTTCGCTTGTCGGCGGCGCCTACGGCGCTGGTCTGGGCGGCCTGGGAGGGCTAATTTACGGCAGTCTCGCAAACACACTGGGCGGGCGTATGGTGGAGACGCCGACAGCGGTTAGACGCCTAGCTATTCTGGGGGGGCTCCTTGGGGCTCTACCGGCCCTGACAGTAGGGCTGTCCAGGGCGCTGCACGGACGCGGGTTGAAAGGGTTTACAGAAAAATGGCCAGAGGAAAGCCAGAGCGGTATGGCCAAGGAAAGCCAGGCGGCTGTCCCGGTTTACGTTGTCAACGAACCCCATTGGAGGGATACCGTATTTGAAGATCGGTTCCTGACGGCGTCCGAAAAAGCGCTCGCTGCTTCCCCTGTCTACGCGTCGTCACTGGCTGCCGGGAGAAGCAATGTAACTCCTGGAGAAATAGGGTATACTACACTCAAAGCGGGCCTTGGTTCGCTTCTCGGATACATGATCGGCAACATCGCCGGAAGCGTTCTATCGCTGTCGCCCGATATGCGGGAAAAAGTCAGAAATACGGGTATGCTCGCCGCTATGTTGCGGAGCGTCTTCTAGGAGATACGCTATGCGTTCGGTTGTATTTTGGTTGTTCTGCTCAGCACTGATGCTTCTTGGTTGCACACAGGAGCCGCCTATGCCAGACCCTGCTCCAACACCTGATGTACAGAAGGAACTTGATCTCAGGATCGAAGGCGCCACTCAGATTTCTACTGAGGAAAACGCCATCTACACAGTGAACGGGCTGCCGAAAGAGCGGCTCAACTGCGCTAAAGTCTATACTTGGCCGCGTGACAGCGTTTTTATCATGGCCGGTCAGACGTGGGAGAGTAAACCGTTTTTGCTGTTCAATGCCAAAAAACCGGGCAGCTACCTCATCTGGGTGGTTGTGTCTGCTTCTGACGTACGTGGCTACACTGAGTTGCCGGTCAATGTAGTCGCTAACGTACCTCCGAAACCGGACCCCAATCCCGGTCCGAACCCCGGCCCCAGCCCAGAGCCTAATCCCGGTCCGAACCCTGATCCTACACCCAAACCTTCTCCGAAACCGAACCCCGATCCCGAACCGAAGCCTACCCCCAAACCGACCAAGATTTGCCTTGTGGTCGTTGTCGACGAGAGTAGTAAACGCACCCCCTCTATAGCCAGGGTGATGTTCGACAAAGACGTCGAGCAGTTCATCACTTCCAAGGGCTGGAGATACTATAAGCTGGATAAGGACACCGTAGACGCGGAGAATAAGCCTCCCGAACGGTTCGTAGGCTTTATTAGACGAGCCGAAGCCAAAGGTTTACCGTGGGTAATGGTTATTGATGAGGCCAGCGAAGTGGTGTCCGAGTTTGGGTTGCCGCAGACGGTCGAAGAATTCATCAACAAACTGAAGGAGTCGGCGGATTGAGATGTTGTACCGCACAGGTCTGCACCCGAGAACTATTCCGTATGGATCAATATGCCCAGTTTACTCGGAAGTTCACCCGTTGGTGCCTCGCCAGCGGTGGCAAGCGATCTCTTTAAGACATTATGTCGATTATGTCCTAGACCAAAACGGCTATAACAGTTGCGTCGGTGCAGCCGGCGTAGCCGCCGTCATGGCCGCCAGACGACAGCTGGGGCTCAGCCCGATTGAGCTGTCGATCGGCAGCCTATACGGCCAGATCAACGGCGGCGTTGATCGCGGCTGTGAACTGCACGCCTCTGTCATGGCGTTGAAAACGATCGGTTGTTGTCCGGTGGATGTCATTCAACACTGCAACTGGCAACAAAAGTACTGGCCGAAAGGCTGGAAAAAGATCGCTAAACAGTATCGCATTGTCGAGGCATACGATTGTCAGACGTTCGACGAGATAGCCTCCGCCTTGCAGTGCGGCTATGTTGTTTGTTACGGGATATTCATCCCATCGTCCTTTATGGACGTAAAGTCGGACGGGATTGTTCCATCCCGAGTACGATACAAGGACATCATCGGCGCTCATGCGATGCTGGCTATCGGGATGAAGAAAATACGGCGTCGGTGGTATCTAGAAACCCAGAACTCCTGGGGCGTCAAATGGGGGAACAACGGTTTCTGTTACATTCCTGAAAGCTATCTCGACGTTCCGCAAGTCGATGCGTGGGCGTTGAGAGTCACTACTTTTTGCGGTAATGGTGAGGGGAAAAAAGATGAGTGAACAACTATCGTTTGGGGAGTTTTTCTTTGGGTTGAAGCCACGCGACGTCTCCTATGGTGAGGTCGCGCCTATCTATTCAGAGCGGCAGCCGGTCGTTCCTAGGGCACAATGGCAGGAAATCTCGTTGAAGCATTACGTACCGCGGATTCTTGACCAGGATGGGCAGGGAAGCTGCGTAGGAGCCTCCGGAGTGGCCGCTGTCATGGCAGCCAGACGCCAGATGGGCTTGGAGGACGTAGAGCTATCCATCGGCAGCCTTTACGGTCAGATCAACGATGGCGTCGACGAGGGGTCTACGCTCAGCCGGTCGATCCAGGCTCTGACGAACGTCGGGTGCTGTCCCGTCTCTCTTATTCCGCACTACACCTGGCAGCAGAGCAAGTGGCCTAGGAACTGGATAGATACCGCCAGGCTCTATCGCATAACAGAGGCTTACGACTGCACCAACTTCGATGAAATCGCCTCTGCTATCCAGTCCGGATTCGTCGTAAGCTACGGAATTCCGGTGACGAAAGGCTTTGTCGAGAACGTGAGCAAGGACGGGTACGTGCCGGTGAATGTAGTCAACATCGTCGGACTTCACGCCCTGCTCGGGATCGGGCTGCATAAGCACGACAACAGATGGTGGATCGAGACGCAGAACTCCTGGGGTACAAGATGGGGAAAGGGCGGCTTCGGCTACATTCCTGAGACGTATTTTACGACAAGATATGCTGTGGACGCTTGGGCGCTGCGGGTGACAGTATGCTCCGCCAAAGACAACGGCTATCTCGAGGAACCGTTCAATGGGAAAAAGCAGACCAGGTGACATCCCAACCACGCTCGACACCTGCCAGGCGTACATGATCGGTTTCTTCTCCTACAGGGAGAAGATCGACGAAGCCGACAACCCATATATGTTCGGGGACGAAAGCTACTGGCAGTGGAGAAGAGGGTGGTACGCGGCCAAAAAAGAAGCGAAGCCGCCTTGGTGGAAAGATTATGAGCTGCTCGCCGTCGTCATTTTGGGGGTCTACGCGTTGACGCTGGCCGTTGTGAATATAGTCGGAGTACAGGTCGGTGCGTTGGAGATGTTACTTGTCGCCATTTATTCCGCAGCGTCAGTCATGTTCAGGCTTGCCAACAAACCAGTTCCGTCTTATATGCCGGCTCCGTTATTAAAGAGGATGGCCAATGTGCGAAGAGAATCAGAACAACCAGAACCGGCCCGACAAGCCGAAAGACCAGCCGAGTAACACAGGGCTGGCGGTTCCAGGCATTCTCAGCGCTATCGCAACCGTTATTGCGGTTGTGCTCAAAATACTCGGAGAGGCTGTCTTTATCGTCTGGACCGTGTTGAAGTTCCTGTTCGACCAGGTGGCTTACATCGTGCAGCAGTATCCGAAAGAAAGTCTTGGATTCCTGCTGGGTTCGGCCCTAGTCGCCTCCGTTTGGCTGTTCGGATGGATCGGATGCAGTACCAGCGAGCCGGAGTTCGTAGAGGTTTACTACGCCGACGTTGCTAAAGTTCCGGAAGGTGGAATAATCGCTATTCGGTCCGGCCCGCTCGGCCTAAAGAAGAAGCTGGTATACCTGGCGGATGTCGGCGTGCCGTCCTTGACGGAACCGTTCGGGTCTGACGCTCAGAAGTTCGTCCAGTCTATGGTCGCCGGTCGCCGGATCTGCGTCAAAAGGAAAGCATACCAGCCTGAAGGCTCCGGTATCGTGTTTCTGCTTAACGGCGACTGTGTCCAGCAAAGGCTCGTCCGTATGGGTTATGCCTACTGTCGAGGTAAGCTGTGGCGGGACGAAGAGAAACAAGCCAAAAGCGAGAAGCTGGGTATATGGAGCGTCAGAGGATTCACGGGGCAAGAGGACGAACCGCAACCAAGTGAAAACAAGCAGCCAAGCAGCGGCATTTAGAATTGGGAAGGCGCACGCCTTCCTGTACTTTAGCTACAAGCACCTGGCCAAAGCGGCGTAGTTCTTCTTTTCAAGACCTGATAGTCAGGTTTTCTGAAGAAGTACGTCGTTTTGGCCAGGTGCTTTTTTACGTTTAGGGTTGCTTGTTTTTACTTAACCGTAACCGTCATGGCGCAGCAGGCAGGAGCCTGCAAGGTCTCTGGGCGGTTTGATTCGCTGGCGCTCACAAACGCATGACGGGGTGTTATGGCTGAAACCATTATCGATGTGCCGGCAGCGAATGTGCTGATACCGACGTTCCGCGGTCGTATGCCCTGCAGGATTAGGTGGAAAGAGAAAGAGCTGCCGTCCGCCAAAGTCAAAATCATTGACTTGCCAAAACCGGACGGAGGAACCAGGCGAATCTATTCGCCGGACAGGCACCTGCGATTTCATCTTCGCTACATGGCTAGAGCGTTCAATCGGCTGTTCGAGCTTATCAAAAGCAACCAGGTGAAAGGGAGCCTGGAGCGCATCGTATTCGAAGCTGTCTGCGCTTTCGTGCGACGAGGCGACCCGGTCTCTGCGGCTTTAAGACACTCGCCGTATGTCTACACAATCCAAATAGATATCCGACGATGCTTCGATTCGATCACTCCGGATATCCTATCCGCCGGGGTGCACACGTGCCCGGTTGTCTCCAACTACGCCGGCCCTCTCAGCAGTAACAAGACCGGCTTGTTTATAGACGGCCATCTGCCGCAAGGGTACTCGACCAGCCCGATGCTTTGCAACTTCGCGCTGCTCGGAGCGGATTACTTCGCCGTCTCGGCGCTGAAAAGCAAGGAATCGAGATTCGTCTACACCAGATACGCCGACGATATTACTGTATCGGTGAATAATAAAGATCTTGTAGACTATGCCATCGGCGCTGTTGTAGGGGCGTTGGGCATCTACGGCTTGAGCACAGCAGAAGACAAACTCAAAGTGCAGTGCGGCCGGTCGAACAGGAGACGGATACTCGGCGTATCCGTAGACGATATGGGCGTTTACCCGACAAGGGAGACGGTCCGTAGACTTCAGCGATTGCAGCGGGTCGACGCCCGTCGAGGCTATAAAAGCAGTCAAACGCTGGGCCTTGAAGCCTGGGTAAAACACATAACAGATGTCAGGGACCAGTTCCAAATGGAACTGCAAGACAAGATTATGCGGGATCTGAGGAGAAATAATGACTAAAAACAATGTGAAGGTCGAGAAAATCACCCTCTCGCAAGGGCGTACCACCGTAATAAAAGTCGGCGGCCAAGAGGTCGCCATTACCCCGGTGAAGCTGAGAGGCAACCGGGCATCGCTTCGCGTCAAATGTTCAGAAGGCGTCACTGTGAGCCATCTTGACGACGATGATGAACCTTACAACGGAGAGTCTTACAACAATGATGACAACAATGGGTAAAGGACGATTGCTCGTTTTGTCCATGAATGGAGAACGTGTCTCCATTCGCATTCTAGACATTATTAAAAAGGTTCCCAATTCGCAGAAAGCGGAGTGGAACAAGAACAAGGTCGTAGTGCAGGTTGAACGCGAGAAAGAATGACTCTACACCACAATTGACCCTGGATAGGAGGACTCAATGGGGGAGTTCGGCGCTATTGAGCTTGCAAGTATATTGATGCAAGCTAAATACGGTCGCAATGATAAGTCGCGGTTGGTTCCTTATATTGTCGGAGACCCCGGCGTCGGGAAGACCAGCACCATTGAGCAGTTGGGAAAGTCGTTCGAGGCCGTCTATGGTACTGAGGTGCCTGTGATCACGATTAACCCACACATGTACGACCCGTTCGAAGTGTGCGGGTTGCCTGCGATCGTGAATGACAGCTACAAAATCACAGCGCCGCCGTGGTTTACGGATATTCGGGACTATGACGGGCCGGCGATTCTTCTACTGGATGAGATATCATCCTTGTCGACGGCTTTGCAATCGAAGCTGTTGAGATTGCTCGCACACGGCGAGCTGAATTACAAGTTGGGTTTGCCGGCTACGACGATGGTGATTGCGGCCGGCAACCCGTCACAGACGGCGACGGATGCATTCCTGTTCGATCCGGCATTCTCAGCCCGGTTGTGCTTTATAAAATGGGATGCGCAATCCAGCTTCGATTACTGGATGAGAGGCATGATCTCTGGATGCCAGTTCGAGCCGCCGACCATTCCTGTACTGCCGGCCGACTGGAAGAAACTGCTGCCGATCTGGGGCGCCTGCATCGCGGGGTTCGTCCGAAGCCATATGGAGTTTGAATGCCATCCGAGTGAAGGCAACGAACCCTGGCCGACCAGACGGACCTGGACCTACGGTGCGGTCGCCTGCGCCGCTGTTGAAGCCTGCGGGGGCAGCAACGAAGAGATCGGTATGGTGCTGACCGGCTGCGTCGGGCAAAAGGCCGCGGGAGCGCTTATGAGCTGGAAAGAGGTGCAATCGGTCGTCGACGTGGAAGAGCTGCTGCAGGACGCTGTCCGCAGGGTACAGAATGGCAAAAAGGTCTTGTTGCCGGAAGCCGCCGTCAGACGATTGGACATCGTTTTCGCCATCGTCGCGGCTCTTCTGAGCTGCCTGTATCGCGATACGACTGATGATCGCTATAATGCTGTCTGCGCGCTGCTGACGGCGATGTGTGACGCCGGCTTTTCCGAGGCTGCGACTTACGGCGCCATTGCGCTGTTCGAGCAGCACCGTCGCAAACTGCCTGCCGACCTGCTTAAACGGTTGCAGACGGTTCACAGTTACATACCGTTCAAGTCTTAGATTATGGAGCAGTTATGGAGAGTAAGGAGTACCATTTCGCAATAGCCGGAGCGAAGCAATGGCTCATACGGAAGCTGCCGGCCCTAGGCTGGTTCATTGAAACGCTTCCGTGCGTCGTCACCAAATCGTGCCCAGGCGTAGCCGCGTCAAAAAACGGGGTGGTGTATGTCCATCCGATCGTCATCGACGAGCATGTCGCCATTCTGCCTTTCCTTTTGATGAGGGAGATGGCTCAGATACTTCTGAATCACAGTAAAAGAAGGGCTTTCTCAGGCATACCGCCGACGGTATGGACTCCGGCAGCCAGAATGGCGATCTATTGTCTGCTCGGCTCGGCTTGTATGCTACCGGCTCGTACGAAGGCGGAGCAGATCGGCCTGTTGGATCCGAGCGATTTCAATATGCCGACCGGCTGTAATGCGGAGCATTACGCCGACCTCATAATGAGCAACTCGCTGTCTTTCGACTTCGCTGGGCCCGGCGAAAACGACAAATCCGAAGGAACGGATACTGGCGAGAAAGAAAGCGGCTCTGCAGGGAGCAGTAAAAACGCCGATGCTGAAGACGACCAAGACGGCGGGACGGCTGAAATCGACCTGAAGGCCGGCGGCAGCGCTGAGGACGGCTTGCGACGGCCGTGGGAGACGCAAGAGGACCGGGCGCGGCCTGCGTTCTGTATGCAGCTCTCCATCGAGGAAGCCCAACAAGCTATGCGAGGCGCGATCGGCGCCGGCTTCGACCGGCTGCTGGGCCAGTACGCCGGGAAAGTGGAGGGAGCTTCCAAGTTGCTCCAGCTGATCAAGCCCGACGTCGAGTTCGGTCGTGGGCAGACGCAGGAGTACAACTATTCGAAAATCGCGAGGCGGTCGCAGCTCGGGTACGGTTATGCGGTCGGCAGACCGAGAGCGCTCCTACCCCGTATGGACACGCGCAGCTACAAGGCGGCGATACTGATTGATACATCCGGCAGTATGTCGGAAGAGCAAGAGCTGGCAAAAGTCGCCAAGCTGGTATGGGCGATGGCGTCCTTGAGAGCTGGGCTGTTTCACGTGTTCGTCGGAGACACAGAAGTAAAGGCAAGCACTGTGCTCCGTACGGCCAAGGAAAAGCTCAAGTTCAAAGGAGGCGGCGGAACCTCTCTGGACCAGATAATCAATCAAGTGCTTCAGACGATTCCGGAACGCCCGATCCAGCTGATCATATTCACGGACGGCTGGACGCCGTGGCCAGCCCAACGACCGTCCGGCGTGTTCGCGAAAGTCGTACTGACCAAAGACCCCTCCAGTTACTATCCGGTCCCGGACTGGATGGAGACATACAAACTGGAGGAATTCATAGCGTGAGCCGTACAGCAAGCAGGCAGTCCGGTCTGCTGGTATCCTTCATGTATGGAGTGTGACATCGGAGAATACTCGACCATGCAGCGTGGCGGGCAGTCGAGCCCGCCGGTAAAGGATCGAAACTGCATTCAGTTGCAGCCTGCGCTCGGGGCGAAAGCTCCACACTGGTTTCGCTTTCGCCCCTCGCTCCGCCCAACTGAGCAGCTTGTGCATGGTTGATGAGTCGGCCGGCGCTGAACCGCGCCGGCCGACTTCTTTTTTATAGTGACTGAGGTTCGAATGCGGTCCAGAGATGTCTTAGGAGGCGACAATGAGGTTCTATCTGAGATCCGCCAAATACTACCCGCAATTCGTTGCAGCGTTGAGCGGATATAGACAGGCCGAATCAGAAGGGCCGTACATGGCCATTATGAGGAGTTTTGTAAAAGCGGAATCTCGGGAAGAGTTCCTGAAACGCTGTGCGAATTACAATGGGCTTCGAACCAAGGTCAATAAGGTTATTGCCCATGTCTTTCCTTCTATCGTCCCGACACAGCATACGAAATTCGGGGTGATCGAGCTTCAAGATTGCTACGCAGCGCTCAGTAAGTCGGCTATAGACAAGTTCGCAAAGATGATACCGGAGCGGTATCTGATCGAATCGGCTTTGGCGAACTGCATCGACTACGTTCCAGAGCCGCTTATGGAGTGTATACATACCTGCCGACCGATACCCGATGAGGCGATCAGATCTGTAGAATCCGACGGCAAACTCCGTGCGGAGATCAGGCAGCGCGTTCTGGAGACATTTGCTTCCGGCGGGGCGGTGCGTCTGAATTTCTCGGTTGTCGGCCGTGTTATTCCTTGGGAAGAGCTGGCTGTCGCAACAGTGCTGGCCATGAGAGATATCGACTTCGTCCCGCCCTCGCACTGGTATTTCCTCCTGTCTGATCTGCCGCCGCACTGCAGTTTCGGTTGGGCGATCGTCAAACTGTTCCCGGAGCTCAGGCTGGATTTCTCGGCGATATCGCAGATCTGCTGCTGCAATAACTTTCCGAGTATATTGCGGCGATTGGATCTGGCCGGCTTCTACCAGGCTGCGTTTTTCATCGACCGGCGCAACTATATGGACAGCCAAGGCTCGGACTCAAGTGAGACTGTCGGACTCGCGGGAGCTGAAGACGTGATCGAGAAGGCGGCTTACTACTACGGATTGAGCTGCGCCTGCCGCCATCGGGACATAATCGTTATGGAAGCTCTGGAGCGAGGACTGATCGAAACGGCGGCCAGAGCCGCCTTCCACTATGCGGACATATTGTCAGCGAAGGCGATAGCCGCTCTGCGGGACTGCAAGGCTACAAGGCCTGTCGCCGACATGGTGGAGAAGTTGCAGTCTTGGCAGCCGCGGCGAGGGAATAACGTGCCAGCCGTCAAATTCCAGAGCCATCTGTCATCGTCAAGATCGAAGGAAACTGTCGATGAAGCCAGTTCTTGACACGCTCTATGAGTCGCCTGGTGAGGTAAAGTTTGCGGACGCGCCGGATACGCCCCTTGTGGCCGCCTGGTTTGCGCCGAAGACTGTTGAGGATGTCGTCTACAAGAGCAGACAGCACCCATATTTCGGTATTGTTAACTATTTCAGGCTGTTGCCCGAAGAAGTCCGACTGGAGTTCATTAGGAACTACCCGACGACCTTATTGGTGACGGAGTCGTCGTTTATGACGAAAGAAGAGCTGCTGATGGCGGCCAGGCTGTCGCCTGTGACGGCTCTACAGACTGTTCCGCACCGATTCAGTCCGGAAGAGGCTGCAGAGTTGCTTGAGATAGTGGCTAAATTCGGCAAAACAGCGCTGGTCAGAGGTACGTATTGCAACCCGTACATAGCGGCTGTACTGCTGGGCTTGTCGCGTGTTCGGAAGAACGAAAGCCTGGCAAAACGCTTGACCGACCAGTATCCGCTGTTGGCCGCAATAGCAGCTATCGCGGATCCGGAATGGAAGGTCGATCCGAAGTTCCCGAAAGAGGATTTTACGGAATATATATCGCATCTTGACAGGCAGCAACTCTTCGAAAGAGATGAATATCTTACCGACTGCCTTTATGCATTCCGTAACGCCGAAATCCATCGGTATACATGGTGCGAACGTCACTCTGGTTTGTACCGAAGACTGTGGGGTAAACCAAGTACGATATTCGAGCCGTTCAACATCTGGGTCGACTTGCCCAGGCTTGTGTTGGACTCCCATGATATCGGAGAGTATCTGACGGATGACGAGTTCTATCATTGGTGTGTGCGTGTGAAATCTGTGTATGAGTCGGTGGACTGGAGAACGGACGCTTCCGTCCGTTACGACCACTTTCCGGACTACAGACACTGCCCAAGCTCCAGTTTTCCGAGCCATACTAGCATGTTAGTCAGTTCTCCCCTTTTCCTGGTACCGCCGCAAGATCCGCAAAAGCTGAATGAGTTGTTGTCCCAGGCGGTCAACCTTATTAAGTCTGCTAGACCTGACTACATTCTATCGCAAGCGGAGTCGTACCTTATTACCAACCCCAAGCTGCTGGATATGTTACGTCCTCTGTTGGATGAAGATGACTATGACACTATCAATACGGCGCTTGTCATCCTGCGATTAAAACGCGGCGGGTAGCATCGTCGGACCGCAAAGCAAAATAATAACATCGACCATGCAGCGTGGCGGGCAGTCCAGCCCGCAAGGAGAGGGATGAATTCAAGGAATCAGACCCCTCGGCGACAGCAAGACTCCGGAGGGTCCTCCTCCGCTTGGACTGTCGCCTCGGGGTCTTCTCCGTATCTTGTGCATGGTCTAAGACCGGTCGGCTGGGTTATCAGCCGACCGGTCTCTTTTTCTAGCTGCTGTTGCCCGTAAAAAGGAGTCGGCTGTGAGATTCTACCTTAGAGCAACCAAGTACTACCAATATCTCGTTGCAGCGATTGAGGGGTATAACGGACTCGGGATGAGCAATCAGTATGCGGACGTCATGCTGGCTTTCGTCAGAAGCAAATCTCGTAAAGAGTTCTTAGAGAGCTGCACAAAAATAGGCGGGATGCGGAGCATAGCCAACAGTATCATTTTTCATATATTCCCGTCTATAATGCCGTCTCAGTCTACGGCTCTTACAGAGACCGCGATTGTCGATTGCTACGCGGCGCTCAGCTTGTCGTCTATGGACAAGGCGGCGGAGGATGCTCCGGAGCATGAAATACTCCGCGAAGCCCTTGCAAACTGCGTGGATTGCTACACTCCGAGGACCCTAATGCCGTACCTACATGTCTGTCAACCGATCTCGGAGGATGTAATCCGTTCGGTGGAGTCGGACGCCTCGTTTCGAGCCGAGATCAAACGGCAGATTATTGAGGCGTTCGTGTCCAACGGGGCTAAACAGTTGAATTTCGAGTTCGCCTATGACACGATTCCGGCGGAATATCTGGCTGTCGCGACGGCGATGGCGTTGAAAGAAATAGACTGGATCTGCCCGTCGCATTGGTTCTTTATTCTGAGCGACCTACCGCCGCATTGCAGCTTCGGCTGGGCGCTGACTCAACTGTACCCGGAGCTCAAAATGAACTTTTCAGCCGTATCCCAGATATGCTGTTGCAACAACTTCCCTGCTATGGTGAAACAGCTGGATATGGCCAGTTTCTACCAGACGCGGCCGTTTATACATCACCATCAACTGCAAGGCACAAAGATGCGGGTCATAAAAACCCGTCAGGAACGAAAGATTCCGAAGAATGTGCCGACCGATAAAGAGCTGGTTTTCAGCGGCGATATGACCGAATACAGCCACTATTACGCTTGGAGCTGCGCTTGCCGCGGGCGGAACCTGCTTGTTCTGAGAGCCTTGGAGCAGGGTATGTTCGAGACCGCCGGCAGAGCTGCTTTCCACTATGCGGATATATTGTCCAAAGAAGCGATCACCGCTTTGCGAGACTGCACGACGACCAGACCGATCTCTGAGCTGGTGGAGAAGTTGCAGTCCTGGCAACCGCAAAGCGGGAAACAGGTGCCGGCTGTCATGGTTTACGAGAAAAAGCGTTCCGAGTCGAAAGAGCAGTCCGTATGACAGCGTCACTTTTGGGGCAGTCGTATGAGCTGAAAGCTCATATCGAGGCGCGCGATTCGTCGAACAGCTCTCTGACAGCCGCTTGGTTCGAGCCGGCGGTCCTGGGCGACGTTGTGTACAAGAGCAGGCAAAGCCCATATTTCGGGGCCTGTTATTATTTCAGAATACTGTCCGCTGTTTCAGGCGAGAGGGATAAATAATGAGCTTCAAGAGTTTGCTGACAGCCAAGTTCTATAATCTGAACGATTATATCAGAACAGACACGTCGCCGAACAGCCCTCTAATGGCCGCCTGGTTCGAGCCGGAGACGCTGGACGACGTCGTGTACAAGAGCAGGCAGAGCCCATGTTTCGGGATTTGCTACTACTTCACAGTGCTTCCGGCCGACGTAAGAATGGAGCTCATTAGGAGCTACCCTACGACGGTACTGTCTGTACGGGCCAGGGATATGACCAGGAGCGAGCTGATGACGGCGGCAAGGCTGTCGCCTGTTTTCGCTCTTAGTACGGCGCCGTACCGCTTTCGACCGGAGGAGGCCGCCGAGCTGCTGCGATGCATTCTGAGGAGCGGGAAGGCGGTGCTGACCTGTCGTGCGGAATCTTACCTGTTGGCCATAATGTACGGGCTCGCGTGCGCGAGAAAGAACAAGGAGATGGCGGAGAGCCTTGTCAACAGCAGTCCTGTGTTAGCTGCAGTGGTTTCTGTTGCGGACCCGGAATGGCGCATCGAGCCTGATCCTTCTGTGCGGGAATTTCGTGCTGAGTTTATCGAGTGCCTCGCCGGCTTACGGTCCTCTGCTATCCGTTCCAACAAATACTCCAAACCTGTTGGATATCTTGCGAGCGCCGATCTGCGTAAGGAAAGCCGGTATAACGCCTGGTGGGAAACACCTATTCTGGTGTTCGAGCCGTTCCATATCTGGATCGACTTCCCGTCGGTTGCCGACCCGTCGATGAAATACGATGTCAGCGGGAATATAGGCAACAACGGATTCGTCAACACGCTGGATATACTCGACCCGCGCGTAGCGACCGGCTACAAGACGAAGTATAACTGGCGGTACGATCATTTCCCTTCCGAAAAGAGCTTTGTTTATGCCTCGTTGGCGTCGCTTCCTCCGATGGATTCGAGCCGGCTGCGCGATCTGCTTATGTGGTTACTCGACCCGTCGGACCGATCTGCGAGAAAAGCGAAGATCAAGGTTAGGCATAATAGGTTCTTCTCCGAAAGCACGAAGTTTTTGAGACTACTGCGGCCGATTATGACCAAAGACGACTACGAGACGGTCGTTACCGCAATCACGATAGCGAAACTGGAAGGCACGGTGTGAAACAAACCGGGCGCTGATGTTCCGCGCCTCACCTCGCCAGGTTGTTTCGAGGCGTGCGCCTCGGCCTGGTCCGGCATCCCCACAAAGAGGGGTGCTCGTCAGCGCCCGTTTGATTATATTATCGCCGAGGAACGATTCGATATCGCATAGCACGGCGGGCAGAAGCCCGCTAGACCGAGGACCGGGTTCGCTGGCACCGACCGTGCTTCGCGCACTTCGCCGCTCGGGTGCCCGTTCACGTATGCGATATGCAGTCTGCAAAGCACAGCATGCAGTCGAGCCTGCTGTGTACGTAGCCTTAGGATTGTCCATCTTTTCGCAAGAGGAAGTCGGACGGCTGGAGATAAGAAAGGACAGAAGAATGAAAGTAGCGAAGACTACCAGTTATCTTGTGACTTTCGATGACGGCAGGTGCTTTGAATTAGAGCACGAGCCTTGCAAATGCTGCATCACCCGGTACGACTGCAACAACGACGTGACCGTTATCGGTTATTTGAGCCATGATCCGTATATGGAAAATCCGTTGGACACCACCGACGTGCTTGGAAAAATCTACGACGGCAGATGTAAGAGCTTGGATAGATGTCATTATTTGAGCGCTCTCGGATACAATGCCGACGGCGACAAAATCGGTGATGGCAACCCGTATGCGGTGCTCCTGAGCGTCTACTCCCATAGTGGGGAGGTGTGGGCCGTCGCCGGTTCGTCTGAAGAGTCAATGTTCCCGGATCCACAATGGGATGTCAGTTTCAGCGCCGGTGTTTGGGTTCCCACGGAGGAGTTGATGGAAAACATCGAGTATAACGTCTGGGCATCGCTGCTTCCTGAGAGAATAGACGTGCATTGGGCGAACGGCGATGTCGAGCTGACAATGCCGGACGGCAAACGTCGTAAGGGGTATAAGTCGTTCGTGTCGGCGGCAAAGGCCGCTGCTCGGCGGCTCGGTATAAAGCCGGACCGAAAAATGCTCGAGGCAAAGATACGAAAGGAGTGCGTCGAGGCGGCCGGACACGCAGTCGATGTCCTCAATAAATGGCTCATGGGGGATTGCTGGGGCGTCTGCGTGGAGGCGTTCAAAGGCGAGGATTCCTTCTACGCCGACGACAGCTGGGGCTTTATTGACCATGCCGACTGCGAAAGGTTGATGAAAAGCAACGTGGAAAGCCTTCTGAATTTTCTGAAGAAGGACGGCACGATAAACAGCTACAAGAAGGTGCAGTAGGCGGTTTGAATCCGGATTCAAAAACACAACGGTAAGACAGGAGCCGAAGGATGTTTATCATTTCAGCTTCGCTCGAATACAAGAACAGCGAAGACTATGAGAACGCAAAAAGGCAGATTGCCGAGATTGCCGGTTGGACGATCGGCGGCGTTAAAAACGGCCAAATCGCAGACTATGTCTACGTAGATGATTGCAGTAACCGACTCATTATTGAGTATGGGACATACTGCAAAATAGGATGGTTATTCGACTCGGAGATCTGCAGTCGGGAAGGCTGGGTGCCGTTGCAGCGCGGCTCCAAAGGATATGCCGTCTGCGCGTGTACGGACTGCAACAAAGTCGTCGTTATCGTCAACGGCGAGATCAAGGAAGAATTGCCGCTGGATGACTTCTACGATCGCACCTTGCAGCCTCCACAGGACGATGAAACCGACGAATTCGCCGTCTGGTTGGAGTTCGCATTGGAGCGACGCATCCAAGATCTGCGGGAGAAACACTACCCTCTGTTGCCGAAAAAAGCAGTAATTGATGCAGACTGATAAAGTAGTAGTTGTTGTCGCAGCCGATCTCATGTATCCTGATCGGTCTGATTACGAGGGCGTCAAAAAGCGGATCATCGACAGTGGCTTTAGCGTGCGAGATATGGACGCCGCAATAGCGACCAAAAACGCCGGTGAAAAATGCGACGCAACCGGCCTGGCGCGTGATAATTGCGTCTGGGTAAAAGACGCCAACGCAAGACTCATCGTCCCTTACGGAGAGTACCGGGGCGTCGAACATCTATTCATCCAGTCGGATTCTTCCACACCGATATGGCATAGAGCGTTCGGTTTCGTTTTCCTCGTGTGCTTCGATGATCAGAAGCAGCGGGGCGATGTCATGTTCATCACCGACGGGGGTATCGTGGAGAAGACGACCATGTACAAACTCGTCCGATCCAGTGTCGCACAGCACCCAGAGATTCTGGACGAGTTCAAAAGAGCGATGTTCGAGAAGCATTGTATTTGCCTGCCTGAGAACAGAGGATACCCAGTCGAGTAGGATCACCATACCAGGCGCCGGCGCGTCTAGGTGTCCAAGTGGTTCTGAGGCGTGCGCTTCGGCTTGGGCCGTCTTCCCACACCAACTGGATGTCTGCCGGCGCCTGGTTTGTTTATGTCGAAATGAGGGGTTAGAATGGTCAGGGTATATGTTATCGAAAGTCGTCTGACGTACAAGGTTTAAGGGTACGGGCGGAGGTCGCCGCCCGTGTTCGTTTTGTCTTTAAGGAGTCCGTCGAATGAAGAGACAAATGGCCGAACGGCTGAAAGATTATATCCCCATTGTGGCGAAAATGCATCGTATAAGGGCCGACGTGAAAACGATCGAGAGCGATAAAGGCGACTGCGGCGTAAAGATCGCCGTGCGTGTCGGCAAGCACAGCGCGGCTAAAGAGATATTCGATGAGGCAGCGCTTGACGTCGATCAGACGAGTCGGCTGCTGTTTGATCTCGTTGCAACTGCGGCGGCCGCTATCGAGAAGGACGACCAGCTATGAGAGAAAAGACCGCGGATGACTTGGCCTTTGTCGTCAAACACGGATGTTTTCTGGCGAACGACAAACCTGAAGCGGAGGTAGTAAAGAAGGTCGATGCTCCAAGTGAGACAGACGCATACGGCATAAGAATCACTGTCCGGGCTGATGGGTGCAGTGCCTCTGAAGAGTTCTATGAGGAGGTCGGCCCTTCTCTCGATGAGACCATCGAAACCCTGGAAAAATGGGTAAGTAAGGTCTGTGACAAGGCTTATCGTATGGCGCACAAACACCCGGACAACGAAGGCCAGAAAAGCAACGAAGAGACGTCCGACGCGGAGGACGCCTCCGCCTGTACTGAACGTCATAAGCCGCCGGAAGACCACGGGAAGCGTACTCCAGACCCCGCTGTCTATATCTACGTGAAAGCGAAGATAAAGTGGAAAAAAGAGTCGCAGAAGAATTAGCCTGTTTCATTCCCTGCGCGGCCAAGTTCTACTATATGAATGCCGAAGCAGAGGTGATAAGAAGGAGCGCAAGAGCTGTCAGCAATTCGCGGTGTCAGCTGCTTGCGTTGCTGAAACTGGTCAGGGAGAGATTCGGCGATCCAGACTTGAAATCGGCTGACCGCAGCAGGTTGCTGAGTATGCTGCCTGAAGTGTACGGCGTAAAAATCACTGTCTACGACACGGAGCACGGCAGCGAGCACAGCGCGTCCACAGAGGTCTTCGACGATATCGACCTTTCAGATGAATCCAGCCTCGAAAAGGTCGACTGTTGGCTGAGAAGGACGTACTATAAAGCACTTAAAAAAGCAAACCAGAAAAGCGACCAGAGACCCAGTCGGTCTCAGCCTTAGTTCATCCGGCATTTTGAATCCGGATTCAAAACCCGACAACAAGGAGACGAACGCAGCATGAGCCAGATATTCATTCTTGAGGGCTTTTTGAAGTATAAAAAGCAAGAGGACTACGAAAACGCCAAGAAGACGCTGATCGACGGCGGTTGGCCGGTACGGGTCGTGGATGCCCCTGCAGAGGGGGGTAAAGACGACGGCGACTATATCCTGGTCAATGACACCAATAGGGAGATCCGCATACCCTATTCTGGTTATAGAAACCTCGGCCGGCTGCTCAGCCCGACCCTTTCCAGTATGATGGGCTGCAAGCCGCTTCAACACGGGTCCGAAGGATTCGTATTCTTTGCCAGTTTTGATGGTTGCACAGATGGCGGTATCATCGTGGACGGCGAAATCGTGGAAGAGGTCGATCTGGTCGACTTAGCTACAACCGAAGGAAAGGGTCCGCCGGAGATAAAGGATGACAACTACGACGACTACTTTGATTGGGAAAATGAAACACTGGAGTGGTACAAGCAGAGGGTTTATGACCGATATGTGCGTGACGAGTACCTTCGATAGCGTCCCTGCCACAACTCTACTGAAAGGAGAGATTTATGTTGGAACCGAATGAAATCGAGCCCGTAGACCAGGAACCTGAGACAGGCAATGAGATTGAGAAGCGTCTGACCCGCACCGGCGGGGTGGAAAGGGTCCTATCTCTGTCTCCGATAACGGAGATCAGAGCGTATTGCGGGAACAGCTCGAAGATATCCATTGGCTACTTGGCTGAATACTATCTAAAAGACCCGACCGATTGCTTAGATCTCGGACATATCTACGAAGGGCGCGATTCTTCTCCGACGCGGGAGTTGTACCTTGCCGCCGCCGGGCGGCTGACCGGCCAAGGCCGAGTCGGAGGCAACCCGTACGCCGTGTTCCTGGATTGGGTCCCCAGTATCCCCGGCTGGGAAGTGGCTGGAACCCAGGAGCCGGCCCGGCATACCGGCGAAGACGACCACAAACAGATCGGCGTCTGGGTGCCGTCGGAACGGCAGATCCTCCAGATTATGTCGCTGCTGTTCAACATGACGGGTATTCCGATAATGAAGCGCCTGTCGGACGATAAATACATCGCCGTCAAGGGTAAACGATGGCTCGGAGAGTACTCGACGATCCATGAAGCCGTCAAAGAGTTCGTCAGGCCTCCTCGCTCCAAGCGCGACGTCGAGCTGCGCACGGCCGCCATACCGCTGCTGGCTATGCGTGTCGCTGAAGGGGTGGTGGCTGCCCTTCGTAAAAATGCTTTCTTGGCTGTGGCCGACTTGTTCGAACTGGAGAGCAGATACCCCATGCTGACGCTCACGAAGCCGTGCTTGGGCAAGGAGCAGGCCGAGGTAGCCATCGATGACCTGATGTGGCAGACGCTGGTCTTCGCATAAGTCGGATAACCCTCCCCTTCTTAAGAAGACCAGCCATGCCGAGGCGCAGCCGGGATCGCCCAGTCCCGGCTGCGTTTTTTTAGTTTTTGCACAACATTTTGAATCCGGATTCAAAATATCCAGCCTTTCTCGGCCGCATCGAAAGACTTTAGAATAGAGTTGTGCCGGTCTGTCTTTTTCCACCCCTGTAAGGAGCCAGATTATGCGTATGGTTGTCTGTTCGACGGTAGCATGGTGTTTGGCGGCTGCATTGGTGGCGGCGGAGATTCCTCCGGAGTCGGCGAAGAAGCATGAGCAGATCCTTTACCCGGTAGCCCGGGTCACTGTCGGGAATTCGGGCGGCAGCGGCACGGTCATCTACAGCGAGGATCGTGGAGACGGCTGCCAGACTTATGTTTTGACCAACTACCACGTGATCGCCGAGGCGATCAAGGTCAAGACGGAGTGGTCCAGCCTGCTGCAATTGGATGTAAAGAAGGAGGTCAACGACGAGGTCACTGTGGAGATATTCCGCTACGATAACGGGAGCCGCCAGGACTTCACCGACGCCTGCAAGGCGGAGATCGTCGCTCACGACAGAGGGCATGATCTGGCCCTGCTGAGGCTTAAAACCAGCCGGAAGATACCTCATGTGGCTAAGTTGTTGCCGGAAAATGTCGGTATCCGTATTTTCGACCGTATTTGGGCCTGTGGTTGCAGTCTGCTCCACCCGCCGGTAGTAACCGAAGGCATGATCAACTACCTGGATGACGTCATCGACAACAAGGTCTATTGGATGGGCTCCGCCCAGATCATCTTCGGTAATTCCGGCGGCGCTGTCTTCTATCAGCATCAGGGGGACTACTACTTTATCGGGGTGCCAAGCAGGGTAGCCGGTACGTGGGGGCAGGTAGTAACCCACATGGGGTGGTTTGTGCCGATAACACGCATCCGGCAGTGGGCCAAGGACGAGCATCTCGACTTCCTGTTCGACTCGAAGTCGAAGCCCTCAGAATGCTTCCAATTGCGCGATAAGCTGCGTAAGGAGGCGGAGCAGCGTAAACCGGCTAGCCGGCCGGAGGAGCCCACGCTAGCCCCGCAGCCGAGACCTGATAGAACGGCAGGCCCATAAAATGAAAGGGTTACAATGATCAAAGCGGCAATCTATCTGGGGGCTGTTATCCCCGCTATATTGGGGTACTGGCTTTGGGGCCAAGTAGGCATCTACGCCTTTATGTTCGGCGGTCGTATTTTCGCCGCCTTTTTGAGCCTGTTGCCGGGCAGCGTCAGCTCGGAGCTGGAGGCTCTGGGTTTTCTTGTTTGCTTCTTGTTCTACTATGCGTTTCTGGGTGTCTGCGTTTTGGTGCCGGTGTTGATATGGTTTGCAGTCTGGGACAATTTCGGGTTCTAGTCTGCTGTAGTTTCACGGGTTTTGAATCCGGATTCAAAATCGCGAACCCGTTCTGGTTATGCGTCGGGTAGTCCGTGCTGTGGAAACATCGCTTTAACTCATAGATAGAAGGGAACCAGACATATGGCCAGTCTTGTCTACAACGAATTCAAGTACCGGAACGCTATCGCGGAGATTGACCTCGATGGTGATACTATTAAAGCCCGTTTGTTAATGACGAACACCACCTGCGACACAGAAAACGATGGCATCGTTACTCTCAGCAATTTCACTACGATTGACGCCTCCGACGCTACAGGTTACGCTGATGTAACCCTGTCGAACAAGGCCGTCACCAAAGAGGATGCTAACGACCGAGCCAAGTTCAGCTCGGACAACATTGTCTTCAGCGGATTGGGCGGCAACGCCTCTCGCGACTATCAAGGTGTTTTGCTCTATAAGTCCATTGGTATAGACAGCCAAAATATACCCATTGCGTACATCGAGTTTACTAGCGCCGTAACAAGGTACGCCACCCAGGTCACCGTAAACTGCCCGACGGACGGCTGGATGTATCTGAGTTAACAGCTTTTCTGACAACCAAAAGCGAGGCGATAGTATGCCTAAGCGACGTCAACAGAGGCTGGTTATGGTTATTGGTGAAGAACGCCCAGGGTCTTCAGCGTACGCGGGCGAAGTTATTCATATCGCTTCGCCGGATCATAAATGGGGACGAGAGGAGAAGCCTCCACGCTTTCAGTTTGTAAATGAGGAACTGTCTATCGAAGAAGAGAGAGACCTCTATTCGAGTCTCTGGAAGCGGGATTTCGAAAAGAATAACTTCGTCTCCAAAATAGAATCTGAATTCTATTGGGACAAGGATCAGGTCTTTGCGTACGATGATCCCCCCTCTCGTGGGGGTGATCTAGAAGAAGCCGCCCGCATTATCGGAGGCCCTGAAGCCAAGCCGGAGGACGTGATTCTTAAGCCGTTTGCTACGAAACATGGCTTCAAAGATATGTTTGATCCAATGACTTTGTACAAATATAAGATGGAAATCTTGAAGTTGGAACATAAGTTGAGAGCCGTTGTTAAGCGAGACACACCGGCCCTAGATGCAGTTCGGAAGTTGCTGTTTTTTGTCGTTCATCAGGATTTGAAGTGGCTTGGGGGTGTGGTCATTGAAGGTCGGGATAGGGGCAAGTCTCACAGGCAGCAGATGTTACACTTGGTTGAGAACCCTGATGTTAAAGCGTGGCTATCTGAATTGTGGGGAATGGACTAAATGGTTACTACGGTAGTAAAAACCATCGGCTCCGTCAGCGACTACAGTACCCTGCACACATGCTGGGTGTATTTCGATTAGGTCAAGTCGACTGTTTCGGCAAAAGATGGCCGTATTTCTGGTTGGAGGTGCTGAGTGATCCATGAGGAATGAAGAATGCGGAAGCCTGCCAGAAAATATCGGTTGTGAAGTCTCTTGTGAATGTTGGAATCAAGCCGCTTAGCAAATCATGGCTAATATTAGCATTTATAACTGCACATTTTATAACGCAGGTACTTATGGTATTACTGCCACGGGGAACGAACCATTTATTTATTGCTACAATACAGCAATTTGTGATAGTAGTGTATGTTTCGATGCTACCAATCCCACCATTGATGGTGACTATAATGCTTCCTCAGATTCTACTGCTCCAGGCAGTCATTCGCTTCATAGTATCAACGCTAGTAACCAATTTCTTGATCTGACCTCTGGTCAATTTGACTGCCATCTTAAAGAAACTAGTGATCTAGTTGATGCTGGAACCGACCTATCTTGGACAGGCTTTGACGACGACATCGACGGAGACACCCGCCCGTCCGGCTCATGGGATATAGGCGCGGACGAGTATACAGAGACTGGAGTAGAAGTAACAGCAAATTGTTCTCCAGGATATGCGTCTTGGACTGCAACTACCGCGTCAGCGACCAGCGTAGATGAGGCCCAGCCCGGTTATTATGTAGGTCATCTACAGTGGACCGCATCGCAAGCGGCTGCAAGTTATCAGACCCAACCGGAGATCAGTGTCCTTTCTGCATCAGCCCAATGGACGGCTAATCTAGCTATAGCAAGTTTTAGCGGGCAGTTTCAGGCCAATGCTACTTCCGCTTTTACTCAATGGACTGCTATTTCGGCTTCTACAGCAGTCCAAAGCCAGTCGGTAGCCAATGCTACTTCCGCTTTTACTCAATGGACTGCTATTTCGGCTTCTACAGCAGTCCAAAGCCAGTCGGTAGCCAATGCTGGTTCCGCTGCTGCTCAATGGGCTGCTAGCTTAGCTGCGGCAAACTCCAGCGGACAGTTCCAAACCGATGCCAATTCAGCTGCTGCTCAATGGACGGCTAATTTGGCTTCTATAGCGGTCCAAAGCCAGTCGGTAGCCAATGCTACTTCCGCTTTTACTCAATGGACTGCTATTTCGGCTTCTATAGCGGTCCAAAGCCAGGCGGTAGCCGATGCTGGTTCCGCTGCTGCTCAATGGGCTGCTATTTCGGCTTCTATAGCGGTCCAAAGCCAGGCGGTAGCCGATGCTGGTTCCGCTGCTGCTCAATGGGCTGCTAGCTTAGCTGCAACGAGCTCCAGCGGACAGTTCCAAACCGATGCCAATTCAGCGGCTGCCCAATGGACCGCCAATTCGGCTACAGTAGATTCTGGCGGGCAATTTCAGACTGACGCCAGTCCAGCTTCAGCCCAATGGACGGCTGGCTCGGCCTCTGCGACAGCTCAGAGCCAGCTGACAGCCGGTGCAAGCTCCGCTTCCGCTCAATGGGTTGCCGGTATCGTCGAGACATCGGTAGAAAGCCAAACCACAGCGGAGTGCTCGACAGCTTCAGCCCAATGGACTGCAAGCCAGTCAGCTGTATCCTCCGGCGTCCAACTGCAAGCAGAGATCCACTCCGCTTCCAGCCAATGGACGGCGGCTCAAGCGTCGGTCGGCTACCAGCTCCAGGTGCAGACTGCTGCAGAGCCGGCCGCCGCCCAATGGGTCGCAAGTTCTGCCGACGCTACTGGCGTTATTCATTCTCAGGCCGCCGCTGGTTCAGCTTCCGCCCGATGGACGGTCGATGATGCGGAGCCTGTTTATGTTGTTTCTGCAGTCATTACCGGGCTTTCGGCTGCGTCCCAATGGCTGAATCCGGCGGCCAGTGCGAGCTACAATAGTTATCAACAGGCGGAGGCCGATGCCGCCGATTGCCTGTGGCGGGCGTCCGACGGCGTCGCCGAATGGGCCAGTCTGCACCAGGCGGAAACTTCGGCTTCAGCCTGCTCTTGGACCACCGAGTCGGCCGATACAAGCTATCTGGCCGGCAGGGTCCCTTGGCATCTGGTACACAACGTAGCTCTTTAGGAAAACGGTATGGCAATCTACGGACAACCCATTACGGTTCAATACGTCGCTTGGAACACGCTGTCCAACTCCGGGCAGACCGGAGACGCCGACAACCATACCCTTCGCTGGGTTAAAGATGGGGTAGCGGCTGCACCTACGAACTCCCCGACTGAACTGGACCCGACCAACTGCGCCGGGGTCTATACCGTTTCTCTCACCGAAGAGGAGACTTCCTGTTGGGTGGGCACTCTTTGCGGTAGGTCCAGCACCCCCCATGTGGTTATTATGCCGGTGACTTTCGCATTCGAGCGGTTGTCCGCATGGGAACTGGCGGCGATCGAGGCGGGCGTGTGGGACGCAGCGATTGCGGACCATCTGCAATCGGGCTCTGCCGGGAAGACGCTCTACGACAGCTTACAGATGGTCTTCGGTATAAGCGGCGGAGTAGTTCAGGTCATTTCACCCGTCTCCATCGACGGCAGGACGATCGAGCTCATCCAAGGCGATGACTTCACGGACGGCACCAAGAGACCCCTCATTTGGAGGAGTTACAACTGGCCCGATCTCACCGGTGCGACCGTCACCTTCACAATGAAGGAGGTCGAAGGCGATGGTGTCCTGGACGTTTCCGGTGAAGTAGTGCAATCGGGGGACCAGTTGCAGATCGTAAAGGTCGAGCTCACCAACAATGACACCAGCGACCTTGTTACTGGCGTCTACACCTATGACTATGACTTAAGAGCTGTTCTGGCCTCAGCGGAAGTATCGACTCTGGTCATGGGTCGAGTCGGTGTGAAGGCCCCGGCCTCCCAAATGGGGGGTTGATTTTGAATCCGGATTCAAAAATCCTCGGATAGCTAAAAAAACCGGCCGGCAGAATAAGCCGACCGGTCTCTGGCTCTCTTAAACTCAGACGCCTACTTCCAAGGACCTCGTTGTCGCCGTTCCAGCACAAAACCGGATATAGCTATCGCAGCTTTCACGGTTTGCGTAACGTACCGCCGCCGTTAAGGCGCCCCAGGCTTGATATTTCCTGGCCAGCTCGAACAAGAGCGACCACCGTTCCGGCGCCGCTACGGCAAGAGCCGTAATCAAGCATAAATGGTGCTTATGGTTGCGAACAGCTTTGAAGAAGCTGTCGAACATCTCGTCCGTGATTCTATGCAGCGGGCCGCTTCCGATAGCCTTTGCCAGGACCGGGACGTGTTTGTTCCGAGCTATCCACTCACCGATCCTCGGATCGTATCGTTCGTCAGGCCAGTCACAAAAAGCACAGAGCATACTATAAGGGCCGTCGAAGGTGAGGCCAGCCCGCTCCATCATTTTGTCTACGACAGCGCTGCTCCATAAATGGTCCGGCGTACACAGTCCCAGGGCGAAAAGGTTCTCGATCAGCGGAGTCGTCAGCAGCCAGTTGAAAGTCGCTCTTTGCCAGATGTCGCTGCCGTAATTGACAATCGACAGCGCAGTGTTGACGATCTCCGTATGTGTGAGGCCGTAACGGCTTTTACGGGACCAGTCTTCCACCAGCTTACTGGGCGGTTCCAGATAGCGGCTTCGATCGAATGATCGCTGCCCGCGCGTGAGGTGATCGAATTGGCGGCGAAAGACCTCAAGATCAGGCTGTACCTGTACATAGTCCTTCTTTTTCGACCGATTGTAGTCGGCAGTGTCGTCATGCTGCTCCGGCCACACGTTGCACAGCTTGAGTACCTTGAGCCACCTATCAGGGTATCGGTCAGCCCATCTCAGTATAGCGGTTATTATGGCTTCGTAGTGCTCTGGGTGCTTGTAGTTTGCTACGGCTTCTATAAACTCGTCTTGCCATCTATCTGCCGTTTTTACCAGAAGCTCAAGCGAGATTTCGTCGAGCTTCTCGTTCGCTCTCAGTTTACTCAACAGATTCATTGGAACTCGCAGTCTTGAGAATAATCGCTGTCCGCCAAACGTCAGTCGCTCCAATCCAGCCATTTCATCCTTTTGGCGATCTGCTTGCCGATAAGGTCCGCACCTTGGCATAAGACAGACGTCTTGATCGTAGCCAGCGCGAAATGCACTGCGTCAGACAAACCCACCCGTCTGCATCGCTCCAGGACGTCCATGAGCCGCTCCCAGTCCGTTACAATGCTGAACAGCCGGGACAGCTCATCGACCACGGGTGATTGCTGGAGATTTTGATAGCAGCTGCTCTCCTCCGCAGCGTATTTGAGCTGGGAGTAGTACCGCTCTTCGAACGAGCGTAGCCTTCTGGAGTCGTCGGACGACGCCACGATTATTCTGAGCGCGCTTACGACCGACGACGCGCACAGCCGTTTCTCCAGCACAGGCCCGATATATTCTTTGGGCCAATGCAACCATATCTCGGCCAGAGTCTTTATTCGATCGTTCGTCGGCTGGTGGTCGGTCCAGGCGACTGCGAACTCTTGCAATTCCATAGGGTCGAACGCCCCAGTAGACGGCATTTTAAGCAGATCGTTCCGTCCGATGCTTTTCATAAGACGATTTTCCAGAGCGTCTTTCCAAAGACCGTCCGGAAGATCGAAGTACAGCAGCAATTCACCGGCCGCCCTCGGATGCTTCGAATACTTCTCAGGGTCGAGCAGCTTGTTGTTTTCCAGCGGTACAGGCCAGTCCTGCATGATCTGAACGAGGCTGTCCCACTCTTTCAGGACGCCCGCTTTGCCGATCAGCGCTGCGACGATCCGTTTACACTCCGTCGGATCGTCCTCGTACGACACGGTTTTAATCGCCGCTATGCTGGCTCTCGGCCACACGTAACGGCTGACGGAACTTTCTATATGATCTGCTATCTGTTGAGGAGTTCTTTTTCTCATTTCTGTTCTTCCTCTTCTGAGGCGGCTGTCCTGTTTTGGCAGCCGTAATCGCATCAGCGATCTCTTGGAGGTATAGGCGATAACCTCCACTTACCGCCTCATAGAAGCCGCCGTATCCAAATGACTCGACTGCTTCGTCGATGTCATCCGGGGCGTACGGGTATCCATCAACCCATTTCAGCAGATCGCTTTCCGTCGCTTGGTCGGCTATACGGCTGACGGCCTCTTCGGGTGATTCTCCTTCTGCGATCAGCTCTAGCAGCTCGTACACCGACCGAAAAACGGCGTCGTTCGGGAGCAGGCCCCCATGCGCCCGATCGACCGCCTCACGAAGCCATTGGGGTGGAGTCCGTTCGAGAGTGAAAAGGACACGCCCGTTGACCTCGCATAAGTACGTCAGCGCCTCTTGTGCTTTTTCTTGGATAGACATACCACGCTCCTTTCGGGGGATACCTTAACCCGCCCGGCCAGCCGCCCCCCATACGGCTAGCCGGGTTATTCTACAAACCCCCGGCCTAGGGTGCGAGATTACACTGCGCAGACGCCCTCATCCCAGAGGACCATCTCCCCAAGCCCCTCATCGTAATACAGCTGCCACCGGACCTGTGCCGGCCGATTTTTCACTAGATCGGCAGCACAGGTCCGGATCATGGCCGGAGTAGGAGGGGCAGCGTAAAACTCGACCCGATCCGAATCGCCATGCTTAACAACCAGATACCACATGTTTTTCTCCTTTGAGAACAGAATCCACTTGCCCGATCGTCCCACACGACCGGGCAAGGAATCAAATGGTTTACTTATAAACGGAAACCGAATCCCCGGTCTGGGTGCGACCACCGAATAGCGCACTTCCGGGGTAAGAGGGTGGTTATTCTTCCGATGGGGTCGGAAAGTCCTTCAGGCCCCACTTTTCGGCTAGTTTGGACGCCTCCTCGTAGGTTATCTGGCGGGGAGGCTCGTATCTCTCCCGATGAATGCTGTCGAAACAGGTTCGGGGGATATATCCGATGCGGCCGCCGTTGAGAGTAGCGAGATACCACGTATCGTCGCGCGTATGAATCAGATACCGAGTCTGAACATCTTCTTGGAATTTCCAAGATGCTTCGGCTTCTTTGAGCATGGTCTGGACTTTCTCCAGGCCGACATGCCGTACAAGGGGGACCGTCCGCACAAAGGTCTCTCCGTGACGCTCCGCTAGGGCTAAAGCCCTGCGGCTTCTTGGGCAACCCCCGCCGCCGCAGAGGTTAACGCCCAACGGCTGCGTCCCAGCCGAAGAATGTTAATGGCGGCGTTAATATCACGATCTAGCTCCAGACCACAAGCGCATCGCACAGTCCTAACGGACAAACTTATCTTTTCGGGAAAAAGCTGTCCGCAGGAAGAGCAAGTCTGCGAAGTGTTCGCCGGGTTAACTTCTACAACCATTCTCCCAGCCTCTGCCGCTTTGGAGAATAGCCGTTCTTTGAAGTATCCCCAGCCGGTGTCCATGATGCTCTTGGACAGCCTGCGGTTCTTAACCATCCCTTGGATGTTCAAGTCCTCAACCGCGATGAAGTCGTATTCTTGGATAAGCTTGTAGATGATCTTGTTCAGCGCATCCTGCCGTTGCCTTGATACGTGCAGGTGGTGCCTTGCGACAGCCTGCCTTGCCTTTTCTCGGTTCTTCCCACCTAGTTGCTTGCGGGAAAGACTACGCTGGAGCCGATGTAGTTTCTTTTGCCCAGCAAGATACCATTTGGGGTTGGCAAATTTCTCACCCCCCGAGGTTGTGACCAAAGAAGCCACGCCTACGTCGATACCCGCTTCTCTGCCAGTAGAAGGCAATACTTGCGGCTCTACTTCGCACGTGAACATGGCGTACCAGCCATCCGCCTTACGAACGATTCGGACGGTCTTGGGAGTACAGGGAAGCGGCCTGTGCCAGCGTACGGGAATCCTGCCGATCCCATGCAGCCGGAGCCTCCGTCCATCGATCTTGAAGCCGTTGCCGTACTCCTTGAAACCGAATGACGAGAAACGGTTTTTGCCCTTGAACCGAGGGTACCCAGGTTTCTCGCCAGACTTTACACGCCGGAAGAAGGCTTGAAATGCGCGGTCCAGATCGGCGACGACCACTTGGAGAACGTGACTATGGATATTCCTTGCATACGGGTTGGTCGCTTTTAGTTCCTTGACCTTACGGAGTTGCTCGACCTTGGAGACCGACCGTTGCTCGTTAGCCCACGCATCCCGGCGCTCTTCCAGGAGGTCGTTGTAGAACT